TCAGTCCTCCGACTCATCCGTCAGCGACTCCGATGGGCTCCGACGGTCTGTGGACTGGGTGTGGATTGGGTCCACTGCGGGGATGGTCGCGCGTAGCGCTTTGTCGATCAGCTGGCGGGCGATCTCGTCCTGGCCGACGATGCACTGCGCGTAGGTGTGCATCAGCACGGCCACGCTGTGACCCGCCCACTCGGCGACCTGGGTGACCGGGACGCCGTCGTTCAGCCAGCCCGACAGGCAGGCGTGGCGCAGGTCGTAGGGCCGGGCGGCGAGCGGCGACGCGACCTGCGCCGGGGTGAACGCCCGGGTCCGGGCACGCTTCCACACCTCGATGTGCCAACTCCCCGCGATCTGCCCCCCGGCGGTGCGGGGCGACCAGAACAGCCGCCCATCCGGGGCGGTCCCGAACTCGTCGAGGTGGTCCCAGAACAGGTCGGCGAGGTACGCGTGGACGGGAACCGGCCGGCGGTCTTCGGGTGCCCGGTGCTTCAGCTGGCGGGCTGTGCGCTCGCCGCCGTCGTTCCATCCCGCGGACACTTCCGGGTCGTTGCCGGCGAGGAGCAGCTCACCCCACCGGCCAGAGCCGCGCCGGGGCAGGATCAGGTCGTCGCGGCGGATCTCGCGCATCTCACCGGGCCGGCACGCCGCGTAGTACATGGTCCCGTACCAGGCGACCATCCGTGGCGCCTCCGCCTTGACAGCGGCGAGCAGCTGGCGGGCCTGGGCATGGTTGACGACGGCGCGGCGGTCGACCTGGCCGCGGCCCTGCTTCGGCGCCGGCGCGTCCAGATCATCGAACGGATGAACGTCGAGATCACCGCGGCTGACCGCGTAGGCCAACGCTGCGGCGATCATGACTCGTTTGCGGCGTGCCGTGTTGCCCGCGGCCGGCCCCGACCCGTCGATCTTGTGGTCGAGAAGGGTCACCACCGCTCGAGCGATCTCCGGATCGGCGAGGTCGCTGATCGGCTTGGTGTGACCGTCCAGCCAGTCGATCGTCTTTTCCAGTTCCGGCGGCGGTTCGTTCTCGACCCAGCCGCCACGGCCATCCGCCGCACGCCGGGCGCCGGAGCGGAACACCCAGCCGAACAGAGCCTCACGGATCAGCTCGGCGATCTCGTCCGGCGGCTCGTCGACGAGCAGCGCCGGCGTGGCGGTCGCCAACGCGTCGGCGAGCGCATGCCGGGTGCCCGGGGCCTGGTGCAGATCCCACCGGCTGTCCGCATAGTCGCGGGCCACCTCCAACCAGCTGCGGCCGGCCGGCTCTGGCGGTGCCGTCGCCGCGAGATGCTCGCGTAGCTCGGAGATGGGCAGACCGGTGTCGACGTCGAAGGCCTCGCCCTTGCGGACCGCGGTGAGGATCTCGGCGTGCCGCGACTCTGCGGCACGCTTCGACCGGAACGTCCGCGAGTTGGGCTTCGCCCGGCCAGCCACCTTCCAACGAACGAGCCACGACGACCCGCCTTTGCGGGGACGCTCCTGAATGTCCCAGACGCGGACGTCGAACGTGGTGCGGCGCCCCTCCCCCGTCGGGGAAGAGGCGCCGGGGCGGATGGTCATGCGGCTTCGGGGTCGACGGTGCGGCCGTCGAGCCAGGCGTTCAGGTCGACGCGGTCGACGCGGATCTGCCGGTTCGGCAACTTGATCGTCTTGGGGATGTCGCCGCGGTCTCGCCACTCGTACCAGGTCGATTCGGAGATCCCCAGCTCGTCCCAGACCTGCAGCAGGGTGAGCAGTTCGCGGCGCTCCCCGGCCGGCCGGACGGCCGGGGCCTTCACACGCGACGCCATCAGCCGATCATCCCTGCGGGGATGACGACCAACCCGGTGTCCCGCACGGCCGGAACGGAGCACGTCACCGCCGCGGGCACCACGGCCGGTGCGGCGTGTTGGTGTCGGCCCTCGATTACCATTCCGATCGGCAGGCCAGCGATGAACAGGGCCAGGGCGAACCCAGCGACGGCTGCCCAGTAGCGGTTCACCAGGTGGCGGATCACCAGGCCACCTCGATATCCGCCAGCCGGCCGAAGATCTCCACATCGGAGATGTCGAGGCGCTTGCGGGCGCGGGTGACCGCGACGTACAGCAGGCGGAGCTCCTCGGCGGCGACGGGTACGGGCTGTTCGGTGGTGGGGTGTAGGCCGGTCGGGAAGTCGTCGGCCAACCTGACGAAGTCCCATTCGCGGCCCTTGGCCTTGTGGGCCGTTGAGATGACCAGCCGGGCCGCTGACTCGGCGGGCATCTGTTCGATGGCGCGCAGGATGCGGATCGGGCCGAACCGGTCGACGAGGTTGACGAGGAGCTTCAGGTCGCCGCCCTGCTCGTCGGTGTCCACGTAGTGCTGAACCTCCGACCAGCTGCCGAACAGGCACAGGTCGGGGTGGTCGACGCGCTTGCGTTGTTGGAGCTGGTCGGCGGCGCGGGTGAACGCGGCCAGCTCGGTCCCGCCGCCGACGAGGTGGGCGGGGATGCCCATGTCGAGTGCGTCGATGAGTTCCAGCAGGGCGGCGGCGTTGGAGCGGGTGAGCACGGCGATGGGGCCTGGGCCGTCGTCGTCGTGCCAGACCTTGCCGAGGGTGCTGTCCCTGGTCGGGTTGCCGGTGAGGCGTAGCGACGCGTCGAGCGTGTCGAGGAGGCGGTTGGCGGTGTCGGCGATCGGCTGGCCGAACCGCCAGGACTGGGTGAGCTGGGCGCGGTGCTGCGCGTCGGCTCGGGCGAGCGCGTCGATCGCGCCGGTGAAGCTGTAGATCTGCTGGGCGGAGTCACCCACCCACACGACCTGGGATCCGCAGGACACCTGCCCGTTGACGACGTCGCGGATGACCGGGGAGAGGTCCTGGGCTTCGTCGCAGAGGACGACCTGGCGGCCCAGGTTGGGCGAGGACAGCTGCCACAACTTGAGATAACGGGCGTGGGGCCAGGGTAGGCGGCCGTGGGGGTCGTTGGTGTCGACCCAGGCGCGCAGCAGGTAGGGGGTCATCTCAGCGGCCAGCCGCTTGTTGTTGAGGTAGGGGCCGCGTTGCAGGTCGACACCGGTCAGCAGCGGGAAGTGCTTCGCCGTGGGCGCGAAGTCGGCGGTCTGGCAGAAGCTGTCGAGCGCGCGGATTACCCAGCCGGCGAGCCGCCACGGGCCGATCGTCTTCGGACCGACTGGCGTCTCGACCTGGATGCCCTCGGTGATCCCGAGGATCTTCGCGATCTCCGATGAGCGCATCCGCGCCGCGGCGAGCCGGGCAGCCCACGGGGAGGCCTGCGAGCCGACGACGGCCCGCCAGGCTAGTGAGTGGGCGGTCGACGGGTCGATGTGGTGCGGGAAGCTGCGCTTGGCGTCCTGGACGATCGCCTTGTTGAACGCGATGTACACGCCGGAGCGGTTTGGCGCGGCGTTGGCGAGCTGCGCCAGGGTGGTCGTCTTCCCGGTGCCGGCGCCGGCCTCGATGACCAGGCTGCCGCCGGTCAGGTAGAGGTCCCGGGCCCGAGCCTGCTCATCGGTGGGCGCGGGTCTGGTTTGGGCTGCTGCGGGAAGGAGGCCATCGCGCCGCAGCTCGTCAACGACCGCGCCACCGATGGACACCGGCGGCATGGTGTCGGCCGCGGTCGGCGGGGTGGCGAGGGTGACGAATGGCGATGCCACCGGCGTCGCGTTGGCCGGTGGCATCGCTGGTGGTGCGAGGGTGACGAACGGGGAGGGTTGGACGGGGGTGGTCGGCGGGGGGCCGATGGTGGTGAACGGTGAGGACACGGGCGGTCTCCCAGGTGCGTGGGGCGGTACCCGCACACTGCCCTATCCGTCAGTATCCGTCAACATCCGTCAGTCTCCGGTTGGCTCCGGCGGGCTGGAGCGGGCCGTCAGCGCCTGCTGTCACGTGCCGCACGGGCGGCGCGAACCGCATTCCGATCGGCCGGCGACAGTTGGGACAGGTCTGCGCCCCACTGCTCGGCGACATCCGCCGTGTCGGCGACGTTGTCCTCGTGCGCGGCCCTTACCGCGGCGTCACGGTCGGCCTGTGTTTGGCGCTTCATTGGGCGCAGCCGTAGAAGCCGCTGCGCGGGTCGGTGGTGTGCGACCGGTGAACGGGCTTGCCGGTCGACCACGAGTCCGGCGGCGGGGTGATCGGGGTGGCTGGGTCGGCGGTGGTGAACGGGTTGCCGCAGGCCGGGCAGCATCCCATGGGCGCTGCGCCCTGACGAGGTTTCGGGATCTTCACAGCTTGTTCCTTTACCTTTGATTATTCTGGCTTGACTTCACTTACTCCCATCTCGTCTTCGGTGAAGGTGGTGCCGTCCCATCTGACGAATACGGTGCGCTCCTCGCCCTGGGTGAACTCTTTCTCATCGCGGATGCCGCTGACGGTTCCGTTTGCTGTCCACCCGGCGCGGCCGCCTGTAATGCGGTCGCCTTTCTTGAATCTCACGTTCCTCGATCCTTTCCGTTGACAGCGTGGGTAACTGTGAGTGGGGGTAGTTGCCGGTCAGGGACCTCGGTCTGGGTTGCCGACCGTGTCCGTCTGGGGGTCGCGGCGGGTCAGGGATGGGTCGGTGTTCCGACTCCCTGGCGGCCTGCCTGTGCAGGTCAGGCCGGGTGGCGAGGGGTCAGGGAGTGGGGTAGGGAGTTCTCCCTGCCTCCCTGCCACCTCCCTGGCCGGTCTGGTCACGGCGTGTGAGGGCTGCGCGGACCTTGCTGAGGCCGACGACCATTCGGCCGTCGGACTTGTACGGCTCGGCACCCCATTCGGCGAGCAGCCCGGTGAGGTCGGGGAACGTCCAGCCGCCGTACACCCCGGGGGCGAGGTCGCGCAGCCGGGCGAGGACTTCCTGGGTGAGGACCCGCGGTTCGACGCCCAGCACCATTTCGACGTCGGCCAACGCGTCGCGCGGTTCGTTGTCGTCTTCGAAGGTGCCGTCATCGGTGAGCGCCGGGCGGCGGCGGGCTTTGGCCCGCTCGGCCAGCGTGTTGCCGTCTGCGCCGGAGATGTAATGCCCTCGGATCGTTTCGTAGAGCTGGCCGGGTGGGAATTTGATCCCGGAGCCGGAGATGACGAGGGTGCCTTTGTCGAGGTCGAGGCGCAGCTTGTGGGGGGCGGCGCCGTTGTCGACGGCCGGGTCGCCGTTCGCCATCCGCGCCTGCTCCTCGGTACCGAGCTTGATGGCGGCGCGGATGTGGGCGGCTTCGCGGATCAGCGCGGGGAAGTTCGCGTTCGTCGGGTCCTGCGTGCCCAGCCACAGGGTGACGTTGACGGCCCGCCCCTGGTTGAGAATCTCCCGGCTGGCCTTGAAGAACCGGCTGTTGGCCTTGGTCCCGCCGTACGGCCGCTTGAGCTCGTCGACGGCGGGGCACATGAACGGGACCTGCGCCTCGTCGACGAGCGCCACGATCGGATGGAACCCAGACCCAGGGGCGTGGGCCATGTCCCGGGTGACCCCGTCAGTGGCCCCGGACTGTTCCAACGCGACGATGCGCCGCTGCATCTCGATAACAACCGCCTCGAGCATCTCCGTGACCGCGATGACGTGTGCTTCGGTCGGCCCCTGGATCAGGACGGTGGCCAGGCCGGTGAACATCCGCCAGTCGCCCACCCCCTTCAGATCGCCGATGCGGAACTCCACCGTCGGGTCCTGCGCGAGCCACAGGGCGATTGACCGCAGGGAGGCGGTTTTGCCCTGGTTGGACTGGCCGGTCATCGTCAGGTGCCGTTGGAACAGGGAGATGCCGACCGGGTCGCCGCGCAGGTTCGGGCCCAGCGGTGCCCGGGCGGTGTAGTAGTCGGCGGTCAGGTCCGGGTCGAGGAGCAGCGGTGACGGGCCGACGGGTTCGTCGAGGGCGCCGGTGTCGGCCACCCACAGGCGCACGGTGCGGGCCTGCTCGGGTGGGATCGAGATGTTCAGCTCGTGTTCGTGGCGGGACAGGTTCTCGGCGAGTTTGCGGGCCCGGGCCTGGATCTCGTCGGTCGAGGTGCCTGAGGGCAGGCGTACCTCGAGTTCGACGCCGCAGCCCGCGGTTCGGATCGTTGAGAGCATCGCCGCGCCGGCGTCGGGCATCGCCTGGATCGAGCGTCGTAGCCGGGCCAGGCCCAGGTCGCGTAGGGCGACGACGACGAGCGATGGGGTGATCGGTTCGGTTTCGGCGGCGCGTAGCGCCGGGGCGAGCATCCAGGTGGGTTCGCTGCCGGGGATAGGCCGGCCGGCCCGCCAGGTCGCGAGCAGCCAGCCCAGTGGGGCGATCCACACACCGATCCGTAGGCCGATGACCAGGACGGTCATGCCGGTGCCGACGAGGCCGCCCCAGAAGGTGAACCAGTCGTTCCAGCCCCAGCCCGCCGGATGGGTGACCACGACCGCGATCCCGCCGCCCAGCAGCAGCACGGTGACGGCCGCGCCGCCGGCGGCCGCCGCGATGGCCAGGGACGCGATGATCTGGGGTAGGTCGCGGATCCGGGCCCGGCGGCTGTCGCGGAGCTGCTCCAGGCGGTCGATCCAGTCGGCGAGCGCGGCCTGGTCGCCGGCCGTGCGGGCGTGGCGGATCTGTTCGCGGATCACCCCGAACGTGAGCGCGTCGAAACCTCGGCGGGTCGGGATGATGTGGCCGCGGTAGATCCGGTAGAGAGCGCGGCGCGCCGCCCGGCCGGCCGCAATCCCTGCGGGTTGACGTGGAGTGGGCGGCTCGTCGATGCGGCGGATCCGGCCCCACACGATGTAACGCCAGCCACCGTCGCCATCGGGCCGCCACCAGGCTGTTGACCGCCGGTCCAACGCCCGCGCCGCCGGTCGGCGATCGGGTAGCCGGCTGCCGTGCCGATCGATGATCCGCTCAGGATCGGGTCGGATCGGATCTTCGATCGGATGGGTCGTCTGTCCGATCGGCACGTCGACTGGGGTCCTCTCGTCTGTGGTCATCGGGAGTCACCTGCCTGGGGGTACAGCTCGGCGTTGACCTGTTCCCGCAGTTCACGGGCCTTTTCAGAGCCAATCCGCAGGCCGAGGCGCAGCTGGTCGGCGGTCACCGGCCGGCCGTTCAGCCGGCCGATCAGCAGCGCGACCGCCTCTTCGGTGGGCGGCGCCGGATCGGATCCGCCCGGGCTGGGGGTGAGTGCGAGGGGCTGCGGATCGGGTGGCCGATCGGCTGGATCGGAGATCCGATCGGGACCCGATCCGACCCGATCGGCCGGGTCGGGTCGGGCCGGCTCCGAAACCGGGACGGGGTCCGGTGTGGTGATCGTCGTGACGACGATGCGGTGCGGACCGACCAGCCGCCCACCCTGGCGTAGCCGGTCGAGCCGGGATAGCAGCTCGTCCACGGTGGACGCGGCCGGCGCGATGACGATGTCGACGGGCACGCCAAACTCGTCCGGCTCAGCCGCGGGGACGGCCGCCGGGCCGGTGACGGTTCGCAGGTAGTCGTCGCCGGGCCCGTCCGACCTGCGTCGGAAACGGCTCACGGCCCGGCCGGTCCGGCAGCGGGCGGCTGGTCGGCCTCGGCCGTGGCAATCTGCTCCTGCACCTGACCGACACGATCGGCCGGGGCCAGCGGCAGCAGGGCACGCCGTTCCTCGACGCGCAGGCGGGCCTGGTCGAGGTCTGGGTCGATGCGGCTCACCGGGCCCCTCCCAGTAGTTTGATCTTGGCGGTGGTGTCGGCGGCTTCGTTGACCAAAGCGACCGCCGCCCGCACCTGCCGGTTCAGCGCCGGGCCGTGCAGCCCGGCCATGCCGTCGACCGTGTCGTCGAGACGGCGGCGGGTGGCGGCCACGTCCGCGGTGAGCGCGGCAGCACGGCTCGCGCGGCTCATGCGGGCCGCCCCGGGTAGGGCGGCGGAACGGGCCCACGGCCGGGCGGTGGCACGTAGTACCAGTCGTCATCGGCCGGCACGGCTGTGCCATCGGGGTTCGGCAGGTGCGGCCAGGGTCGGCCTGGTGGGATTGGCCGGATTCCAGGGTCGGGATCCGGCATGCTGCGTCGTACGGCCACGTCAGGGCTCCTCGGGCAATGAGGGGTCGGGCTGGTCCAGGCCCCAGACCCCTGCGTTGGCGCGCAGGACTGGGGCCGTCTTCATGTCAGGCGGATTCGGGCAGACTCATCGGCCCCAGCCCATCGGCGGCCGGCCGGACTTCTCAAACCGCCACTGGGCCCGGCCACCCGAGAGCAGCCCGCCGCCGATGGCGAGCGCCAGGGCAGCCGGCGGGTAGATGGCGAGCAGTACGGCCAAGGCGACCAGCAGCCGGATCATGACGAGGCGGAGCGCGGCTGGGTGGTGGCCGCCCAGGTTCGGGCGTCGTCCTGGACGGTGCCGACCGGGGCGAGGATCACCCCTGCGCGAACTTCGACATCCCCGTACTGGGTGGACATGTCGAGGTGCACGGTTCCGGAGTCCGGCTGGACGACGTTGACCGGGCCGCCACCGAGTACCCACCAGAGCTGTCGAAAACCGGCCAGTTCCAGCTCGGCCGCCCGCGGCTTGTCGTTCTCGCTGCTGTGCACCGACACGCGGACGCCGTCGAGGAACTGCCAGGTGCTGACGGACAGTTCGACATCGGGGAGCAGCGTGACGAGATGCGCGGCGACATGAAGCTGGTAGGCCTGCGCGGCGGCGGTGCGGGCCAGCGGCCGGGGCCCGGCCGGCATCAGCGGCGCGGCGGCAAGCTGGTCGAGGTCGACCGGCGTGTCACAGGCCTCGCACTCGAAAGCGCCGCCGACAGCGTGCAGGCAGGCCCGGGTCTGGCCGTGCAGCAGGCGGAGACCGGTCGTGTAGCCGTCGAGGTCGCCGGACGTGGCGGCGGCGTGGACCTCGGTGAGGGTGAGGGCGAGGTCGCCCGGCGACGGCGGGGTGAGTGTGGGGGTGGGGTCTGGGTGGGTGAGGGTCACCCGTCCAGACTGGCCTATCCGTCAGTATCCGTCAACATCCGTCAGCGTCCGGAAGACCTGTGACGGATGGACCCGAGGCCCTATACCGCCGAGAGTCTCACAGCGGCGGAGATGCTGACTACCCTTCCCCGGGCGATGGCGAGTCGTCGCGCCACCCCGGCTGAGAGGCGTCCAGTTCGGTGGCGAGTCTCGGCCGGTTGCTGTCGATCCAGGCGACGACCAGCTTGCGTCGCCAGAGCCGGATCTTGCCGTCCTCGGAGACGAACCAGGGCCGGGGGAACCGTGCGTCGTGGCTGATCGCCGACGCCCGGTTGCGGCCGACGGCGAGCAGGGCCCGCACCTGCCCGAAGGTGATCAGCTGTCCGGCGTGCGCGAAGTCGGGGCCGCCGCTGGTGCTGGTCACAGCCGGGATGCTCAGTCCAGAGCACCTGTCCCGGACTGGTGCTCTGGGCATATGCCCTCGGGCGCGCTACGGTGCCCGAGAGATCCGCGCGCCACTTACTGGCGCATGAAAAGGGCCCTGTCCGGGGTCCAGGTGGTTGCACACCCGGCGGACAGGGCCGTGGACGAACGCCGTAGAGGGGCGCACGCCGCTGTGGAAGCCATCTTGCCCGACGACGGGCCGCAGGTCGATCGGCCAACCGACCCGGACCCCGAGCTGTCCGGGTGGGACCACCAGTCCGTCATCCCGTCCGACTGGTGCTGGAGCGATGAGGGCGTCGAGGCCTACAAACGCGAGATCGGATGGGGTCCGAAGTGACCCCCGCCGAGCGGGCCCGGCTACTGCACCAGATGGCCGTCAGCTACCGCAACCGGCAGCACCCGGGTGACCGGTACGTACTGGTTCGTCTGGTCGGCGGTGAGCCGGTGGACGGCGTGATCTGCCTGACCCCCGAGGCTGCGCAGCTCGTCGCCGACGCGATGGAACTCCAACCGGGCGAGTTCTTCGTCGTCGTCGGCCGGGAGATGTAGCCCGGGCCCCTGTTCCTCGCGTCCGTCCGGCCCAGCGGCGTGCTGGACGGGCGCGAGCATCAACGAAAAGAGCCGGGCCGTCCCACGTTGAGGGACGGCCCGGCCTTTTCGTGGGACGGTCAGGCGAGCCCAGCGCCCACCGCCCACGCTTCAACGGTCGCCCACGCCGCTCGCGCCTCCGCCAGCGTCGGCGTGCCCGAACTCGGCGGCGGCGGGTTGACCGGCGGTGGGGTCGGCCCGGTCGCCGCCAGCAGGGTTGCCAGTTCGACGCCGTCCAAGACGCCCAGGCCGGCTGCCTCGTCGTAGCCGGCGGCGGCCTTCTCGGTGTCCCGGCCGCTGCCGGTCGTGACGTCGAAGCACGCGTCGTTGCCGTAGATCAGCGGGGCGAGGCCGGTGATGCGCTGGCCGCCGTGGCCCTGGATGAACCGGGCGAGCATCGCCGCGACGGTCGGCGCGGCCATCGACGTTCCGCCGACCGTCGACCACACACCGCCCGAGCAGACCAGCACCCCGGTCACCGGGTCGCCGTTGGATGCGACGTCGGGGACCGTCCGGTATTTTCCGACGGCGGCCGGCTGCCAGGCGGGCCGGGCGAAGATCCGCGACGGTGCGCCCCCGGTCGCTGACGTCGGCCCGTCGTCCCACACCGTCTCCGACAGCCGGGCGCCGGTCGTCGGGTCGACGATCAGTCGGGTGCCTGCGCAGCCGATCACATGCGGGGATGAGGCCGGGTAGTCGGCGGTCGCCCGCCGGCCCCCGTCGTCAGCACCCTGGTCGCCCGCCGCCGCCACACAGACCACCCCGCCGGCTTCAGCGGCGGCCCACGACGCCTCCATCGTCGTCAGGCCGGCGGAGGACCACTGATCCTCTTCGAGGCCCCACGACGTGGTGATGATGTGCGCGCCGTGCTCGACCGCCGCGTCGACGCCGGCGGCGTAGCCGGCCTCCGTGTTCGGGCAGAACACGAGCAGGATCGTCGCCCCGGGTGCGCCGGCGGCGACGACCTGGACGTCAAGCGCGACCTCGACGTCGGCGCCGCCCGGGTCGGAGACCTGCGACGCGCCGGCCACCTCGACGACGACGATCTTCGGGACTTTCACGCCGTTGCGGGCGCACGCCGCGGCCAGGTCCGACGGGAAGTACACGCCACCCAGCTGCAGGATGGCGACAGTCACGCCGGTGCCGTCGAGAGAGACACCGTTGACCGTCGCCGGCCAGCGGTAGGCGGTCGCCAGCTGCCCGACGGTCAACGGCTTCGGGGAAGCGCTCGCGTGCGGCCGGGCGAACCGCGGCCGGGCGACGAAGGCGGGCAGGGTGGCGAAGGTGCTCATCGGCGGCCGACGACTTCGCCGTCGACGACCCGGTCGGAGCCCAGGCCGAACCAGCCGGGGAACGTGTTGGCGATGGCCCCCTGGCTGCCGGTGATGTTGGCCGGCTTCCACAGACCGAAATGGGTGCCGGTCGCGACGACGAAGCCTTCGAACGCGTAGAGGACGAGGTGCTGCCAGTCGTGGCTGTCGGTCTGGAGCCCGGTCAGCACCCCGGTGACGGTGGTCAGCAGCAGGGAAACGGCGGCCTTGACGCCCTCGGGGGCTTGCCAGTGGACGACGACGGCGGTGAGCCAGGGGACGAGCGCGGAGATGGCCGCGGTGAGCAGCATGGCGGTGATGTTCACGGTTCTGGGACCTTTCAGGTTGTGGGGATGAGCTGCGCCATCCGGTTGGATAGCGCGGTGAGAACCCGGGTCGCGTCGAGCAGGCCGAGGCCGCTGATCCGGGTGATGAGGTCGCCGACGGGGTCGGTGATGACGTTCTGCGCCGGATGGTCGGCGGTCAGGAGACCGGACAGGATCGTCTTGAGGGTGGCGATGTCCGCGCGGGCCGCGTTGCTGACGTTGACCGCGGTCTCGGCGGCAACACAGGCGCCGATGACCGTGTTGCCGAAGCCGCTTTCCCCGGGGGCGTTTTTCCCGGGCGCGGTCGCGACCTTGTCGAGGTCGGGCAGTTCCATGTCGCTACCTCCAGAAGGCGTGAGCCATTCGCGCATCACGCGGGAGCGGTCGCAGGGATTCGGGACGCCGGCCGTCGGCGCGGCGTTCGTGTACTGCCAGGCCGCGACCGCTTCCGGCGCCCACCCGGCCGGGACTTTTAGTTGGGTGGTGCCGTAGGACGCGAGCCAGAGGACCCGCCAGCCGGCCGGCACCATCGCGGGCAGCAGCTGCGCGGCGGCAATCCACGCGGGCGACCCGTAAATGTGGCCGAATTCGGCTCCTCGGTTGGCCAGCCGGTTGAGCGTGTCAGCAACGTGCCGGCCGTCAGCCGGAGTCGTGTCGGCCGGCTTCTTCCATTCACAGTCGACGATCAGCCACCACGGCATATGCCCAGCATCCAGCGTGCTGAGAAAGTGAGCGACCTGCGTTTCGGCATCATCGCCAGTGGCATAGTGGTAGGCGCCAAACGGCAGGCTCAAAGCCGCGCAGCGAGCCGCCCACTGGGCATAGAGCGGATTCACATAGTCGACGCCCTGCGTGGCTTTCAGCACGACCCGGTCGTGGCCACCGGCCCGGTAGGCGCCCAGGTCGGCACCCTTCTGATACGGGTGCGCCAGGTCAGCGAAGTCGGTCATGTCCGTGGCACCCCGCAGGCCCAGCAGAGGATGAGCACGATCACCAGCGCGACGACGAGCAGGCAGGCGCGGGCCCACCAGGCGGCCGCATCCGGATCCCGGATCGGCGGCGGCGCGCCGCCCGGGTCGTCATCCCAGTAGTCGATCCGGCTGAGCTCAGCGTCTTCGAGCCGCGGGTAGCGGCCGCGGGAACGCATCGTCGCCGCCGCCTCGGACAGGTCACCGGGACGCATCAGCCGGGTCTCGTCGTCCGGCCGGCGCCGGTCGGGGGCGGTCATGCGGACCTGCTGCAGGTCCGCATGTGCTCGTCCCGCCAGGCCTCCCAGCCCGCGATCCGCGCGGACAACTCGTCCCGGGCCGCAACCGTCAGCTGCAGGCTGGCGACCGTCTCTTCCATGGTTCCGAGCCGCGCGGCAACCGACGGGATGGCCTTCGTGCCGCGGATCGGATCCGCCGGCGTACCGACGACCACGTCGGAGATCGCGTCGAGCTTGCGGCCCTGGTGGGTCAGGCTGCGGAAGAGACCGGCGCCGACGGCGAGGATCAGCGCGCCGCCGACCGTCACAGCCAGGCCGATCAGAATGTCGTGCATCAGACAGCCACCTTGTCGATCACCATGGGTAGGCCGCCCTGGTCTCGGCCACCCGCCCGCGTCGACCCGCCCCCCAGCGAGAGCAGGACGAGCACGCCATCACCAACCGCCGGGCCGAGAACGGCGTAGGAGGCCAGATAGCGCACGGCGACGGCGGCGACGTTTGTTGGCGGGGTCGCGATCGCGTCGGCACGTGTGGGCGCGAGGTCCAAGGATTTCGGCGGCCCGGTGTTGACCGCGCACACCCACCAGATGCGCATCTGCACGCCGCCGCCGACGGCGGCGACCTGGCCGCCGAGCCGGCCCGCCGGCCCGGTCATGACGGCGTCACCGACGCGAGCGTGCACGTCAACCTCTGACTCCCCGACGTGGTCAGCGAAAGCGGAAACGAGTCGACGACGACGGCGATGTCGATGCCGTCGCGGGCCCGGCGCACCCGCAGCACATCGCCCTCGACCACACCCGGATTCGGCGCGGCAGTGATCACCGACTGCTGGGTGGGTGCGAACAGCCGCAGACCCTGGGCGTCGGCCATCGCCTGCGCCTGCCCCTGCGATGTGATCAACGGGCTCGTGATTGACAGGGTGCGGGGGCCGTAGCCGCCGGGGACCGGGTCGTCGACCGTCGGCCCGTAGTAGGTCGGCGACGTCGGATCGGAGTTGATCGCGTAGGCGCGGAAACCAGCAGCATCCGGGGTCTCCCCCGCGGCGACGACCACGTTGGGTGCCGAGTCGTCGAGGGCCGTGTCGAGTTCGGTCATGGTGCAGGTGGCGCCTTCGACGTACTGCCAGGCTGCGGCCTGCCCTGCCGGGTCGGGCACATCGCGCAGGATCAGCCGGCCGTGGAGGTCGAAGAACGCTTCGGCGCCGACGGCTTCGGCGAACACGTCGACGCCGGCCGTCCACGGGTTGGCCCGCTCCGCCAACACGTGGGATGGGAAGGCGTCGACCGCACCTCGAGTAGAGAGGTCGATGACCTCGACGTCGGGGATGAAGACGGAGACAAGAGCGGTGATAGCCCCGGTGGCAGTAGTGCCGGCCGGGGTTTGCCAGACAGTTGGCAGGGAGCACTTAGAAATCCAGCCGGCCCGGTCCACGGCCGTCAGGTCGACGGCGACGCCCTCGGCCGTGTCGACGATCCGACTGGTAGCAATCCGAAAAACACCCTGGGGAAGGAGTTCGGTGGTGGCGTCGTAGTAGCGGACCCCGGCCGCGACGGTCAGCTCGTTGCCGAACGGGTCCAGCGGTGAACGGACGCCGACGTGGGGAAGCAGCCCGGTGGGGATGCCAGCGAGGCGGCAGCGCAGGCTGCGATGGGTGTCGGCGAGGCGGGTGCAGGTCACCGTGCCGGTGACCACCGACAGGTCCGTAAGCGTGGTCAGGCCGCGGTATCGCGCCTCGACCTGCACGGCGAGCGCGTACGGCTGGGTGACCGCAGCGCGGAACTGGTCGGAGATCTCATCAACCACCTGAAAGCTCATAGGGAGCTCCAGGCCTGGCGGACCAGGCGCAGCGCGCGGGCGCTGGTCGTGAGGGTGCGCAGCCGGGCGATGGTTCCGAGCGCGGTCGACGCGGCGGGCAGGTTGGTGGTGTGGGTCGCGACGAGCACCGGGGCGGAGCCGGCGACGTTGACGTAGAAGCGGACGGTGGCGGCGGTCGAGTCGATTTCGATGCGCAGCTCGTAGGTGGTCGCCGCGGCGATCGCCGCCGTGGTGGTAGTGACCGTGGCGGTGGTGCCATTTCCTGTGACGCAGCGCCAGAAGGCGGTGCCGTCGACCGACGTGTCGTAGCGGAACCATGCGCCGGCCGCGGCTGTGTACGCCCCGGTCGACGCCGGGCCGGCGTCGGCGGCCAGCTCGGCGGACGTGAGGCCGATGGCGAGGCGGGTGGAGGTGATGGCCGCGGCGTCGGTGGTGAACTTCGTGTAGAGGAACGCGGCCCACCTGGGCTGGATGATGCCGAAGGCGGAGAGCCACCCAGCGTCGACTGAGGTCGCTGCCGTCGTCGTGTAGGCAATCCCGGGGCCGGCCGCTGTGTCGTCGGGGGTGGCGGTGATGTTGGTGGTGGCGACCGTCGGAAGTGCGGTGCCGGTGGCGACGAGCGTGGTGCCGCCACCGGGGGCGTCGATGCGGGCCTGCCGGCGCATCGTGACGTCAGCCAGCTCAACCTCATGGCCGGCTCGGGTCCGCAGGTGCAGCCGCCCACCTGAAGTCGACGGGCCCCAGATGAGCGCGCCGGCGACGGTCGCGAAGTTCGTCTCGGCAGTGTGGCTGCCGTCGGGGTTGCCGGTCGGCGCGGTGGTGGCGTCGCCGATCGCGAGGATCTCGACGCCGCCAGCCGGGTCGCCCTTGGCCAACCTGAGGCCGCCGTTGGTGTTCCAGAACCCGGCGCGGCCGGTGACGTTGTTCGACACCCACAGGCCATCCGCGCCCGCGTTCGCCGACGTGACACCAGCGCCACCCGAAGGCAGCACATCGAAGATGTTCGCGCCGTTCTTGTCCTGGACCTCGAAGGCGGCGAACAACGACGTCGCGTTGCACTGGATGATCAGACCCTTGCCGGTCTGGCTGTTGGGGATGACCCAGAGCCATTGCTGGCCGGCGCCTTGGCTGGAGAGCTGGACAACCTCGGCGAGCCGGTTGATCCAGTAGTTCGCGTCCGACAACCGCAGCGGGTGGTTGCGTGACCCGGCCTTGATGATTTCGAGGAGAGGCAGCGGAGAAGGCATCAGACTGTCTCCCAAACGAGATCGGTCACAAGGTCGGCCAGGTCGATGGACGGGTCGGGCCGGTCAACCTCGGTCGCGCTGATGGTCACGGTGCGGATCGGCGCATTGGTCTGGTCGGCCGAGCGCAGCAGTTTCGCCTTGCGCGTCGCACCGAGGCGCACAAACCACTGACGGCCCGACGGCCCGGCGAACAGGAGCGGTACACCGGCGCCCCGGATTTCCTCGAATTTGAGCCAGTCAATTTCCGTCTGGAATAGAAAGGTCAACGCGAAGACTTCGCTTTTCACCACGTCGGTGACGATGATCGGGGTGCGGCGGCCCAGCGGCGAATACACCTCCTGCGGATCGTCCGACGAATAGTTCAGGTCGTCGGGGATGTGCACGGGGAGCAGTCGGGAGGGGGTGAGCGGGTCGCGTAGCCACCAGCCGGGCGTGGCCAGGGTCGTCATCAAGGGGCCGGCGGGCAGGGAGACGACCAGGGCGCCGCCGTCGGGGTCGAGTTCGTAGTCGACGCCGGCGGTGGATACCCGCCACAGCCGGTCGGATCCGGTGGGCGCTTCGTTGTCGTAGACGGTCACCGTGCGGGCTGGGCCGAAAAGCATGCCGGTGGTGCCGCGGATGAGCTGCCAGGTCTGGCCGCCGTCGTCCGATGATTCGGCGCGGGCGTAGCCAGCGGCGGCGGGCCCGGGCTGGAACGTGACGGGCAGGGTGCTGCCCGGTACGACGACGACCTGGGTGATCTGGGCGGCTGGTGCGGCGGCCGACGAGGCGAGGCAGGCGTGGACCGTGGCGGTGCGGTCGGGGGCGATAGCAACCTGGCTGGTGGCGAGCAGCGCAGTCGCCCCGGCGACGGGCACGACCGGGTTGGCGAACGAACGCCCAAGCACGGCCCCGGTGACGTCCCGGAATTCCAACCCGAGAGCCTCGTAGGCCACGCCGGTGAACCGGCCCAGCCTGGCCGCGACCGCGTACAGGGCGGCCGGGCTGGCGGGTTTCCCGGGGCCGGTGGCGTAGACGATGTCCTGCGCGCCGGAGTTCCAAGCGAGCTGGAGGGCGGTTCCGGCCCAGGCGGCGAGCTGGGTGACGGTGCTGATCGTCGCGTTGGCGGACGGGGTCCAGCCGGTCGCCCCGCGGGCCTCGTCGTCCGTGTGGAGATTGGGCACGGTCAAGCCGCCGCGGGACCAGGCCCGGCCCGCGCCGGGGAGCACGCCGGCTGCCGCCCAGACGAACGATTCGCCCGCGCCGGTGGGGATACCGGTGGCGTAGAGGCGGACACCGACCGCGGCCCCCGGGGTGACCACGTTCCGGGCCTGCCCAGCCAACGAACCGTCGGTGTTGCTCGTCCACGGCGTGCCAAACGAATGGTTGGACAGGGTGTCGACGGTCAGGGTCCGGTAGGTGACGGTGCGCGCGTTGGCGGTGGTCTGCGAGGCGGAGAGCGCCACCTTTCCGGTGGTGTTGAACCAGGTGGTATCTGTACCGGAGAAGTTCCAGGGGGTGGGTTCGTCGGCGCCAACGTCCCACCACTTTGCTTGGATAAGCGTGACACCCAGCGTGGTGAGATCGCGGACGCGGAAACGCAGCCACGTGCCCGCAGCCTTTGGAGTGAAGCTTTGGCCGGAGGCGCCGTTCAATGCGGTGGTCGGGGCGTTCCGGACGATGACCGCGTTGTTGGCCCCGTCGATGGCAACGAAATAGCCAGTGGCCGGCCCGGGGCCGGTGGTCCCGTTAAAAGTGCCGTTGGAGCGTAGGCCGATGCGGGCCTGGGTGTCGGCCACGTTGGACAGGTTGACCTGGACGAGGATTTCCGCGTCCCTAATGGCGGTCATACCGGAGGCGTATTCGCGGGCCGGGGTGGTGTTCGCGGTGACGCCGGTGGTGAGCTGGCCGCCACCACCGGAGGCGATCGAGTCGGAGGCGCCAGTCTGGTGGTTCGAAGTCCAGTTCCCCGTGTTCCACGCCGCGCCGGCGGTGCCCGCCCACAGGTCGGTGAACGTGGCGTTGACCAGCGGCCCGGACAGCCCGTCGAACTCGGCGTCCAGCAGCAGCGAGCGGGCAGCGTTGGCGGTCTGCCAGCCGGCCGCCCGGACGGTGACTGTCTCCCCGCCGATGATCGGTGTGGAAGCGCCGCCGGGGCCGCCGGTAGTGATACCGCCGGGGCGGGCCGCGGTGAGAGCGACGGCGCCGAGGACGGTGCCGGAGTCGGAGCCGCCGATGACGACCTGCGCGAGCTCGCCCGCGGCGAAGTTGTCGACGATCGCGGTGGACAGGGCGTTGTAGAGGCCGAGGCCGGGTTGCACCCCGGAAGTGATCGTCGTGTCGATGTATTCGCCGAGCAGCAGCGACGCCGAGTCGTTGGCGCCCTGCACATAGACGCGGATCCGCGAGCCCTGAATCTCACCGCGCAACGTCGCGGGCAGCACAAGGGTTTTCGGCAGGTTCTGGAACCCACCTGAAATGGGAAACTTGTTTCCCGAGCCGGCCCACCGTTCGACGATGAACTGGCCCCAGCCCGTCACCTGGATCATGTAGCCGGTGTGGGCGGCGGACATCCGCAGCCACACGTTGGCCGCCGTCGTCGACGGCAGCGCCGTGATCTGCAGCTGCACGTAGTGGTCGGAACTGTTGAGGACCTGGGTCGCGGAGCGAAGGGTGGATGGTGGGGTGGTCGCCGAGCCGCCGCCGGATGAGCTGGTCAGCGTGTTGGAGGTGACGGCCCAGGTGCCGGAGTCGATGGTCCAGTCGAGATCGGAGTTGGCGGCGGTGAGCGCGCCATTCGCGCCGGTAAACGAGTCGAGGAGGCCGAGTCCGCCGCCTGACGTCGGCGGGGCGGTGGTCGGCGTCGACGTGATCGCCGTGTTGGAGTCGGCGGGTACCCAGCCGTCACCGACAACCGACTGGTCGTAGGAAAGAAGGTTGTCGGTCTGGACGGCGGTGAGGGCGACGCGGCGTAGGTCATCTTCGGGGGTGATGGTGACCGTCGGGGTGGCGGGAAGTTCGCCGCCCATGGTGAATGTCGCGAGCGCCCATTGGCCGAACCGTCCGCCGGAGCCGGCGTCGGCCGCGCGCAGCGCGGCGACATAGCTCCCAGCCGGGAGGGGAAAATCGACGCCGACCTGGGCGACGGTGGACAGCTGCTCCTCAGAGTCAAAGACGGCCGTCGACGTGTAGGGGGAGAAGCCTGCGGCGGACGCAACCGTACTGGTGAAGATCTTGCCGTGGATGCGTTCGCAGGGGCTGTTTTCCGGGTCGGAGTAGGCGCCGACGATGACGGGGAGCTGCGAGCCGCGGACCGTACCGACGGGGGCGGTAATAACAACAGAGGGTGCCGAGTCGTAGACGACATCGACGTAGACCTCGTGGATACGGATTGCCGACCCGACCGACCCGAACCCGATTTGCAACAGGCTCAAAATCTGCGGAGTCCACGCGACACCGCCTGGTGCTTTGACTGTCGACCCGTAAGTTTTGGTCGCCAACGTCGACGTGGGCCGATCACCCTTGGCGATGATCTGCGACTGGTAGGCGCCGCCGGTCGCGGGCTGGTAGCCGATCGCGACGTCCATCGAACTGTTGCTGTCGCCGAGGCGGCGCAGCCGCACCGACACCGACCGGATCTGCGCGAGCGCGGGGATCGTCGGCGTGGTCAGATCGAGGACGCACAGCCAGTCGCCCGCGGCCGGGCTGATGTAGCTGGAGTCGGAGTTGTCGGAGGTGGCGGCGTGGCGGCTGGCCGCGCCGGTGACCGACCAGACGCCGGCGTAGTTGGTGGCGTTGGGCCGCATCGTGACGGTGGTCATCGGCGGCCCGCCCCGGCCTCGACGCGGTCCATGAACTCCTCGAGCGCCTCGTCGACGGCGTCCTTGACCGCCGGGACGATCTCTTCGCTGGCGAGACCGTAGAGGGTGAGTTGCAGGTCGCCGTTCCAGGTGAACCCGCCGCCGCTGCTGCCAGCTGTGCGGTTGGCGATCGTCTGGGAGGTGGCCGCAGAGTGGACCAGGGTGCCGGGCGGTAGCTGCATTAGTTCGGGGCCGCGCTCCCCCACCCACGTCAGCCGGCCCCGCGGCCCACCCGACGCCGCGGTCGAGATGCCGCCGGTGGCCAACCCGCTGGCGATGCCACCGGTCGCAAGGCCGAGGAACCCTGCGACTTTGCCTGCGCCGGCTGAGACGAAGTCGCGGACGGCGGCGGCCGCGGCACGGGCCGCGCCAACCACACCGTTCAACTGGCCAATCAGTCCACCGATCACCCCGGCGAGTGCGCCGACGGCGGCGTTGACGGGCCCGGCCAGCTCGGCCGCGAACGCCGCCATCGCGGTCAGCACCCGGCCGACGACCGTGGCGATGGTGGTGAGCGCCCCGTACAGCAGGCCCATGAGGTTCGCCGCGACCGAGATGATCCCGGCGACGACGGGCATGAGGGCGGTGGCGAGCTCCACGAACCGTGCCGTGAGCGAGATGACCGCCGTGATGATCGGCATCGCGGCGACGAGGAGGCGCGCCAGGCCCTGGATCAGTGAGAGGAGGCCGGGCATCAGGGCGACGATCGCTGTGACGAGCAGACCGCCGATGTCCTGAGCCAGGATGATCAGCTGTGGGATGAGAGGTCCCATCGCTGTCAGCACCTGAGTCAACGCCGTCGCGAGCGCCGGGACCAACGGCTGCAGCGCAATCAGCGCGCCGACGACGTCGGTCATCAACGTCAGCCCGAGCTGCAGCAGCTGCGGCAGGAGTGGTAGCAGCGCGGTCAGCACCTGACCGAACCCGGTGACGATCAGGGTGAGGAGTGGGGCGAGTTCCTGCACGGACAGGATGAGCTGAGTGGCGAGCGTCTGCGCGAGCTGGACGATCACCGGCAGGAGCGGCTGGAGCGCGGTGAACAGCTGACCGAACGCGGTGATCAGCACACCGCCCAACGTGACCGCGAGGCTCGCGACGGTGGGTAGGAGCTGGGCGAACGCCGGCGCGAGCATGCCGACGACCTGTGCGACGAGTTCGGCGAGCGGCCCGGCCAGGGTGAGGATCGACGCGGCGAACTGCAGGATCACTGGGACGAGGGGCAGCAAAGATCCCAAGATCGATACGAAGGCGCCGGCTACCTGGCCGAGCACCGGGCCGAGCGTCGTCAGCCCGGCCGACAGCTGAGTCGCGAGCATCCCGACCAGCGTGGACAGCACCGGGACCAGCGCGTCGATCACCGGGGTGAGGGTGGTCGCGAGCATCCCCGCCAGCTGGCCCACCACACCGACGAGCGGTGCCGCCGCAGTCAGGATCTGCCCGAGGCCGCCCAGCAGCGCCTCAATCAGCGGGGCGACGGCCGTGAGCGCCTGGCCGAGCATGGTGCCGATCCCGACGGCGACGGTCGCGATCACGGGGATCAGCGGCTGCGCCGCCGTCAAGATCTGCCCGAACGCGGTCGCCACCCCGCCGATCACGGGGACCAGCGCGGTGACCGCGTGGCCGAGGGATGTGGCCAGGGTGGTCGCGAGGGCGCCGATGATCGGGATCAGTGGTTCGATCGCCGGGCCGAGCTGCAAGATCGCCGACGACAGGGTCGAGGCGAGCAGGGACGCGACGCGGGCCACGACCGGGACAAGGCGGGTCATGGCAGGGATCAGGACGGAGACGATCGTCCCGGCCAGGGTGCCGAGCGCGGGCAGCAGCTGCGCGAGGCTGGTACCGACGGTGGTGAACAGGGCGCCGAGCTGGTCGCCCAGCCCGGGACCGGCCGCGGCGGCGAAGGCCTGCAAGAAGCCCGTCAAACCCTCTTTGAAGCCGTTGACGAGGGCGACGAGGGGAGCGAGGTTGCCCGGGATGCTGGTCCAGGTGTTGAACGCGGCGGCGACCTGACGGGCCTCGGCCGCCAGCGTGGCGGCGTCACGGCCGGCCGCCTGCAGAATGTTGTGCAAACCTGAAAGAACGTCGATGACGGTGACGGCGAGGTCGCGCAGCACCGTCAACGCATTGTTGATCGAGGTGGCGAGGGCGCCGGAGCCCATCCCCGCGTCGACCCACTCGCGAATCCGCGTCGCCCCTTCGAGGAGCAGACCGGAGAGGTTGGCGAGGATCGGCGCGGCGACGGCGCCGATCCCGACGAACGCCCGGCCAAGTTCGATGATCGCCTGGCCGGCGTTGCGAATGGATACCGCATTCGCATCCATGATCGTCGCGAGGTTGGCGGAAAAGCCGGCCCCTGAGAACGCCTGCCCTGCAGCGCGGGCCAGGTCGCCGAGCGTCGAGGCCATCTCGCGGATACCAGCGGTAACCGTCGGAAGATCGGATTGCAGCATCCGCAGCGCGTCATGCAGTCCGGCGCTGATGCCCTGTTGCGCGGTCTCCTGCAACCCCTTCTTGACGTTCTGCAGCTCCGCGTAGAGCTCCGGCCAGTCCTTTTTCATGTTCCCGAGCGCCAGGTGCAGGACGCCGAATGCTTCGCCGAGCGCGGCCACCGCTGGCACCGCCAGCAGCGCGGCCGGGGCGATCGCGGTCAGGATGGCCTGTGCCGCGCCCAGCGCCGACACGCTCCCCGCAGCCGCGGCCCCGACGGCGAGCGTCGCGGTCGCCAGCCGAGTTGCCGCCGTCACCGCAGACAGCGCAGCAGTGGACAGCGCGCGGAACCCGTCCGTTGCCAGCCGGGTCAGCCCGATCCGAGCGTTCGCCGCGACGCCCGTCAGGTTCCGCAGGCTGTTCGACAGCAGCGACACGTCGCGCTGGGCCGCGGCCGGCCCGTCGGAACCGGAGGCGTCGACGCGGATCCGGGTGGTGCTGTTCCGGCCGATCGCGTCGAGCTCGGTCCGTAGCAGGACCAGCCGTTCGGCGAGGTCGGCGGGGTCGATCTCGACGCGCAGGTGGGCGGTGACGTCCGCGCCGGCGGCATCAAGGAGATCCCGGAAGGTCAGCAGTTCGTCGCGGGCGCCGGGGTCGATCTCGATGTGCAGGTGGGCGGTGACGTCCTGCGCGGCGCGGGCCAGATCCTCCCGCAGCCGGGTGAGGCCGGCCTCGTCGATTTCGACGCGGACGCGGGCGACGACGTCGCGGGCCAGATTGTCGAGCTCGGCCCGCAACCGAGACAGATCCGTACCGCTGGTTTCGATGCGCAGGTTGATCAGCGTGTCGCCGGCGAGCTGGTCGAGCTGGCGGCGGAGCTCCCGCAGCTTCGCGGAGATCGACGCGACCATCCGGTCGACGGGGCTGGACGCGTTGTCGCGGGCGGTGACGGTGATTTCGACCTTGTTGGCCACCGTCACCCCCTTCTACTGGTCTGCTGGTCTGCTCCCGCCGAGTTCTTCGATCTGCATGAGCCGCAGCAGTTCCGCCGACTCGGCCAAAATTGCGGAAGGGAGTTGGTGGAATTCGCGGCACAAACTGAGAATGATCTCCGCTCTTCTCAGCTCCCAAGGCTTGCGGAGAGGGCTTCCGTCGGCAGTGACGCCAGATCCTCCGAAGGTTCTCCAGAGGGTGAGCCTTTTCCCAGGTCGCTGTCTTTCAGGGCACCGCTGAGGGCGCCAATAACGCCATTGAGGATCGGGAGCAGGACAGAAAGATCGAGGCGACCAAGCTGCGCACGGTCGGCGGGGATCGGAGTGCCATCGCCGGCTTCCAGGTTCCAGCCGACGATCAGCCCCGCGACCATGTCGAGCAGGTCACCCATGACCTTCGGGTCGATGTCGCTCCCGGAAGCCAGATCGGCGCGGCCGGACAGTTCGATCAGCTCGTCGACCGACACCGAGCGGACCTTCACGACCAGGCCGTCGAGGAGCTTGTGTCCGGTGAACTCGACGTTGTAGCCGAGGTCGGGCAGTGTGAAGCCAGCCATGTGAAGTGTCCTTATGCCCAGGTGGGGACGGTGCCGTCGCCCAGGACGCCGGGCGCCTTGTAGGTGAGCTGGCCGGAGTCGTCGCGCTCGATCGCGTAGTCGGTGAACAGCATTTCGCCGGCTAGCACCTTGCCGCCGACGGTGATGGTCACGGTGCGCAGCACCGACGTGGACGGAACGGTGGAGAAGACGGTGTGCCCGGCGTTGGTGGTCGGGTTGAAAACGCCGTCGAGTTCGACGGTCATGTCCGCGAGGAGCAGGAGGCGTTCCATGGCCGACTTGTCGAGGCCGGTGACTTCCCACACGTCGCGGGGCGTCGCGAATTTCAGGGAGACGATGTCGTTGGAGATGGTGCGGGCTGTGCCTGCGGCGTCGTCGACCGCCAGGCTCATGCCCAACCCGCCCTGCTTGGCCATGGTCTGCTCCTATCCTCGCTGCCGAAGGTCGGCGATTTTTCCCAGATGCTCGCCGAGATGATCACGCCAGTCTTCTGGCGTAGCGAATGTGTGCACCCCGGCGACTGGCATCCGCCAATCCCCCTGGCGCACCCGGTAGATGCCCGGCTTTCCCAGTGGCGCCTGGTGCTGCGAGGCTTTGAAGCAGGGCTGCCCGGCTTCGAAGATCAGATATGTTTCGCCGGGTGCGACCGGCAAACGGGTGTAGCGGTAACCGACTTCATCAATGTCGGCGAGCATCTTCGGGGTCAGCGCGTCGACGCGGAGGCGCCACCCATTGCGGTATTCGCCGCAGTCGATTTCCTCACAGGTGGCCCGCCGCCAGTGGGTGGCAAGCGGGGCGAGTACCTCATGCGTCTGGTAGGCGCGCGACGGCCCCTGCGGGGTGATGCGGTTGACCATTAGTAGGTCACCGCCACGGGGTGGCGGAACACGACGACGCAGAAATCAGCCGATGTGAAGGTGCCAGTGGTGACGACGCGGAGATACCGTTCCACGGTTTGCGTCAAGCTGGTCTGGATGCGCTGCGCGCCCAGCCCGGCCGGGGTAACCGCGGTGAAGGCGCCGCCGACGACGTCGGCGAAAGCGTCAGCACCCCCGTTGTCCGAGCTTTCCTGCAGTTTCACCGTGACGGAGGTGCCGACGACGCCGGTCACATGAAGAAAAGCGGTGAGGCCGAAGGTGCTGCCGGCGGTGTCGTCGACGGAGGCGCCGTTGGTGGCAGTCGTGTCGTGGCGTACGCCCGGGGTGGCCTGGTAGCCCCAGACCAATCCGTAGCCGTTGGCCTCAGCCTTGATCTTGATGGTCAGGCTGCCGTCGTCGGCGCGTTCGGGGTCGTAGTTGCCTTGCTTGGCGATCAGCGATGCGGCCGGGCTACCCAATGCGGTGCCGCGCTGGTAGGTCAGCGTCCGGTCGGTCAGCGGCAGCGACGACAGGGCCAGGTGGGCGCCGACGAGGTTGTTCGGGTCTGGGTTGAAGAACGCGACGGCTTCCATGTCGCCGTCGCGGATCAGGCCGATGCGCTCGTAGGCGGACTTGTCGAGGCCGGTGCACTCCCACGGCGCTGGGCCGCCGGACAGCTTGACGGAGGAGATGTCGGGTGAGATCCGGTACTGGTCGATCAGGAAGCCGTCGCCCAGGCCGCCCTGCTTGCTCACGGGCCCTCCCTGGCTGCAGTATCCGGCAGCATCCGCTGCCATCCGTCAGCATAGTTGCATCCGCAACTACCAGGGCCGACCAGGGCAAATCTGGGCTAGGGAGTCTCGTCGTACAGGTCGTTCACGATCAACGGCACCACCACCGTGACCACCCGCAGCCGCACCCCGTTGACCGAGGCATAGCCCGCGTCCGCCCGCAGCGGCGTGCCCTCACTTCCGCGGACATCGACATACCGCACCAGGCCGCCCAGGTCGAAGTCACCGATCAGCGAGCGGATGAGAGCGTCGGCCGCGCGTAGGACGTCGCGTTCGATGTCGCCACCCGGCTCGGTGGTCAATGGCGCCAGGATCGTCGCCACCCAGGTCAGGACGGCGCTGGTGGAGGCCAGGCCGCTGCTCGCGTGAGCGAACGGGACGGTGACCTCCCAGATGCACCAGATGCCCGCGCCGGGAACGGTGGCCGGGGCGTGATCTTCGACCGTGTCGAACACGCCCAGCGCTTGGGAGTGGGAGACAAGCCCGTCCTGAATGGAGGTGAGGGTGGTGCCGTCGGACATGTCAGTTCACCTGGTTCTGGTAGCGGTCGGCGAACAGCCGGTCGGCGACCGCCTGGGCCTGCCCGGCGTTGAGCAACGCCGCGGTGCGCTCCATGGAGTGGTAGCCGCCGAACCGGGTATGCGGGCTGTTCCGCGAGCCGGTGCCTTCCAGCCACGGCCCGTAGACGACTTCGCCGCCATCCCACAGGTGCGCTGCCGCGGTGCCCTGGCGTTCGGGGTGGACCAGGTACTCGTAGTAGGGGGTGGGGTGCTGCACTTGCGACCGGTAGATCTCGAGCCAGTCGTCGAGGCCGGCTTTGGCGACCTCGAGTGGAAGATCATCGACGTAGCGGCGGATCGCGTCCACCGCGCTGCCGTCGAACAGCGGGCCGGTCAGGTCGAGGTCGACGTCGAGGAAAGGCATCAGCGGGCTTTCGGGCCGCGGGCCAGGTCGCTGGCTGCCAGCTGGTCGCGCAGCTGCTTCAGGCCCGCGCCGGAGGCCTGTCGCTGGCTGTCCCCAGTGCCGACGGTGCGGGCCCAACCAGACTGGCCCTGCAGGACCCTCACGCCGGCGGATGCGGCGGTGTAGTCGGAGACGAGTGCGGGCGGAACGTGGCGGGTGACCTGGTCGCCTTGGGCGTGGGTGGCTGCGGTGGTGCCCTGCGCGGCGCGGACCACGGTGAGCTGACGGGGGGCGTAGATGTGGGTGCCGGTGGTGTGGGCGGCCAGGCTTGAGCCGTCGTAGGACCGGCGCACCACCAGAAGATTGCCGGTGATGTCGTCGATGCGGAGCCGTTCACCGTCGACAGTGATCGTTTCGCCTGGGGTGAACAGGGTGCCGTTGGCGACGCTCACCGTGGTGGCCGCTCGGTCGAGGGCGAGGTCGGCGGCGAGGGTCTGGCCGGTGTCGACGCTGCGCCGGCCGACTACCAGCATTCGCTCGCTGCCCACCTGGACCAGGTCGCCGACGCCGGCGTTGACCGCGTCGAACATCGGCATGGCCGTGGTGACGGCGTCAACGGCCGCGGTGAGAGATCCTGCGGCGGCTTGGACGTCCTGATATCCCCACAGGCCGGTGAGCACGATGGTTAGTTGCGGGGTGGTGCCCTGCTGAAAAACGGTGCTGCTCGCGAGGTTGGCTTCTATCCGAGTGAAAGGCGGGCCGGCGGCTGGGTAGCGGACCAGGGTGGCGACATCGAGCGTGACGCCGCCGGCGGTGGCCGTGTCCAACCTGATGAGGTCATGTTGGTTGAGCCATAGCCGCCACGTCAGCCCGCGGTCGCGCGCCGGCCAGTCGAACGTTTTCGAGCCGAGCCACGGGGTGAAGGTGCGGCTACAGATGGCGGTGTCGACGTCGACGGTGGCCGCTTCGATCGCATGGTCGATCTGCCCGTGCATGCGGGCGGGGAGCCGGATGTCGAGCGCGTCGGCCACACTCTCGCGGGTGGCGTAGCAGGGCCGGCTAACTGTCATCGGGTCACCTCACGCTGTCAGGACGTCGAGGATTTTGCCGGCTATGTAGGCGTGGCCCCCGTCCGAGGGGTGCACGGTATCGGTGCCGGCAGTCGCAGGGTTGGACGCATTACCCCAATAGGAGAGACCGTTCCAGTAGTTCCAAGAATTGCGGCCGGCAGACCAAAAATCGAAGACCACACCGTTGTAGGTGGCGGCGAGTGCGCGGATTTTCGCGGACAGGTCGTGCCATTTGTGGCCGCCGGAGTCGTAGGTACCGGCATGGTCCAACACGATGGCGATGTCGACCTGGCCGGCGGAGGTGGCGGTGTCGCGGACCCGGTCAAAGTAGAGGCGGCAGTTTTGGACGGCGGTGTCGACGGAGGCACCACCGACCTCGACATCGTTTTCCGACAAATTCCAAAGAACCAAGTCGGCAGGGTAAGAATCGCCGCCGGCCCAGTCTGCGGACACCGGCGGCCCGTCGGTCCCGTTCCATTGGGGACCGTCGGTGGCCGATTTTGAAATGTTGTTGACGACAACACCGGTGGCGTTTTCTCCGGACACGCCGCAGAGCATCAGATAGCCGGAGGTGACGGTGAAGAGGACGGTGTGGTTGCCTGCGGACAGTCCGGAGATGACGGTTTTGCGCATGCCGAACACGGCGGGGGCGTTGACGGTGACCGGCGCGGCGGCATCGATCTTATATGTCCAGGTTCCCGTGCCAGCCCCAGCATCCAGCGTATAAAGAGTGACAGTGGTGCCGCGGACGACGATCTGCGCGGCGTTCGCCGCCGTGTTGGTGATGATGGCGTCTTTGCCGGTCGGCCCACTAATGTAGTTGATGTTCGACCAGCCTGCGCCGGTGATCGTCCACAGGTTGTTGGAGATGCCGCTGTAGTAGCTGGACTTCTGCGTGTTTCCATCCGCATTGTCCAAGAACAGCTTCGTGTCGAAAATGCCGCGAAAGCCGCTGCCACCATCACCGTAGGCAGTTTGGAGACCGGCGCGGACACGCGCCGCCCAGCCTGTCGACTCGATGTCCGACGCATAAAAGCCTCGGCCAACGGAGGCGCCGAGGATGTGGATACGCGCCTTCCCGGTGCCGGCCAGAGCCTTCGCCCGGGCAGCACGCCAGTACGGCAGCGGCCGGTAAAAGTCGCGGTCCTCGGGATAGACGTTGCGGGTCATTAGAGGATCTGCCACCAGCCCTGGCCGACGACACAGCGCCAGATATGCCCACCGGCGGAGGTCGCCGACCCGCCGATGACGAGCTGACCGGTGCGGACACAGTCGGCGGCTACCGGGTTGGTGACGGAGAGGCGGACCCAGGAGTGGTAGATGTCGTCGCCCTGGAGCAGGTTGACGTCGTCGCCGTCGACGTAGAGGCCCCCGGCCCGGTTGAACCATCCGATCGGCTGGTGCAGGTGGTCGTAGACGATGAACGGCTGGCCGTTGGCCCCAGCCGCAGCGTTAATGACCAACCCTTGCTGGGATGCGTCCGTCTCCGTGTACGTCCACGGGTTGCCGTCGGTCGAGGTGGCCGCGCGGGCCGGGCCGGCGCCGGGGAGCGCCGCGGCGAGCGCGACGATCGCGGCGACCAGGGCGAGGCCGAGCAGGACGGCCAGGCGGGTGAGACGGGGTCTCGCGGTCACGGACAGAGGTCTCCTTGGTCGGTACGCCAGCCGCAGAACGTGCAGCCGCGGATGCCGGCGCTGTTCGTTACGAGGGTGGTGCCGTCGCGGGGGCAGCAGTTCTGCTCGGTCGGCGACGGCAGGGCTGCGGACTCGGCTGCCTCCTGGGTGATGGCGAGCAGCTGCTCCCACGACACCGCCGGGCCCTAGCTGCTGGTGGTCTTGGTGGTGCGCGTCCGCGACCTGGGAGCGGGCGCCGGCGGCGCCTCGGCCTCGGACGTATCGGCCGCCGGCGGTTCGGGTTCGGCAACCTGGTCGGCCGCCGCCGGCGTCTCACTCGGCTCCGGCTCGGGTTCGGCGGCGGCGTTGGACGGCCCACCATGAACAGTGATCTTCGGCATGGGGATCTCCCTCACGAGCCTCTCGCAGACGGCGCACAGGATCGCCGGGCGGAACACGACGTCGACGCCGGCCGGGGGGAGCTGCACATCCCGGGCGACACCGCGGGCCCGGCAGCCCGCGGTGTCGCATATGACCCGGACGATGTTCACCGGCTACGCGGCGGTGACCGTGACGCCGTCGTCGAGCGGGACGTACATCAACGACCACGACATCGCCCCGGTCGTACTGGCCGAGGTGGTCACCGACAGGGCGCCGGGGGGGACGATGTAGGGCTGGTGGCCGGGGATCTGGCCGCCGCCGCCCGCGTTGTTCACGACGAGCGCCGACCCGGCGGTGCCGGGAAGGGTCGCGATCGCGCCGACTTCCTTCGACGTGATCGCCGTCGCGCTCGCGACGTCGACCGCTGTGCCGGACGTCGGCGTCGAGGTGACCTTCAGCGTGGTGGCGGTGCCGCCGATGACGGTGGTGACGGTGCCGACCAGTGCGGTGACGAGGATCCGGCCACCGGTCACGTTGAAGATCGTCTGTGCGGCGGTCTGCGGGATCGTCGCCGCGGCCCGGTCGACCTTCCGGCCGTAGGTGAGGAACCGCAGATCGCTGTTGGGGACGAATGAGCCGGGCATCGGCTACACCCCCCGGGCGGGCAGCAGCGCCGGAGTCCGCTGCGTCATCAGGTCACGCAGCACCGCGGTCACCAGACCGGCACCGGTCGAGGTGACCTTGACGTAGGCGAACGTGTCGTCGAGGGAGGTGCCCTCGATCTCGAACACGGCGGCCTGCTGAGCGGCGGTCGCCGTGGTTGTCACCGTGGCGGCAGCGGCCTGGGTCTGGGCGACCCACTGGTCGGAGCCGTCGCCCTTCGCCGTCCAGTAGTTCGTGACGACGGTGAGGTTCTTCGCGCCGGTGCCAGCGGCGTCCTTGGCCTGGGTGACCGTGTACGTGTCGCCGGCGGCGCCGCCCAGGTAGCACAGGAAGGTGACACCGCCGGCGTCGCGCAGGCTGGTCCAGACGCTGTCGGCGGCGGCGGGGACGAAGTCGAAGAGCCGGCCGAGGGCCCGTTGCGACATGATCTTCTCCTTGGGATGGTGACGATCAGGGGGTGGTCGCGGGCTACGGGCGGGCCGCGAGAGACACGAACGGGGACAGCGTCGGGCCGCCGTTCATCGGGGTGAACGGGGACTTGATCCACGGCCGGCCGTCGACGCGCTGCGAAATGCGAAACGCCGTCTTGTCGGAGCCGAACAGGAAGTCCGTCGAGGAGGACATCGACATCTGCTGGCGGTCGCCGACGAGGTAGTAGGAGAGGTCGACGAAGTTGATGTCGCCGGCGGTGCCGACCGTGTTCGCCTTCTCGGTGACGACGATGGGCCGGCCGAGCAGGGTCATCGGCGCGTCGGCTGCCGCGTTGAGGAGGAAGACGGCCGAGCCGCCTGTGCCCACCGACAGCGACATGGTGAACAGCTGCGGGATCACGTCGGGCGAGATGATCCACACGGCGTTGCCGAGCGACGCGGGGAGCATCCGGGAGTACATCTTCACGATGTTCTGGAGGACGACCGTCGCGGTGGCCTGACCGGCCTCCGCCCCAACGGTGATCATCGCCGGGTTGTTCGTACCGAGGAACCCCAACGGCTCGCCGACACCGGACCCGGCGAAGAACCCCTTGTCCTCGAAGAAGGCGATCGCCTTCGGCCATAGCGTCTCGATCAGCGCCGCGAACGAGATCAGCGAGTCAGCGAGCAGCTCGTTCGGAACCGCGGAGAAGCCGGTGAGCTTCTTCGCGTCGAGCTCGATGCGGCCGAAACGAGGGGACGAGTCGGTGAACGCGGCGCCTTCCTCACCCCAGTAGCCGACCATCCCGCCGTAGACCGAGGAGACGTTGGACGTGGAGTCGAGGATCGGGAACGGCACCCGGGACGAGTCCATCGGGATGACCGTGGCCCGCGGGCGGACGACGCCGATCTCGAGAGACAGCTGGAGGAGGTTCGCGCGCAGAACCTCGGGGACGAGGTAACCGCCGTCGCCTGGGCTGATCGAGCCGGCGGCGTTGCGAAGCGCGGCGAGCTTGTCGGCGTTGGCGCGGGGGTTGTTGTGCCAGATGGTGCGCAGGTAGTCGGAGATGTCAGTGAACTCGCCGTCGAGGGCGGCGCCGGGGGCGTTGGGGTTGTGCGCGGCGCCCTGCTGATGCGACGAGCGGGTGATCTTCGTCCGGTTCTGCGGGTTGAGGTCCGGCCGGCGGACGTCCAACGTGCCGCTGGCGGCGTGCTCGCGGAGGTAGGCGGCGATCTGCCGCTGCGTCTCGTCGGCGATCTGCCGGTGCAGGTCGGTCGCCTCGCCTTGGAGCTGCTCGGCGTAGTCGTCGATGAACTGCTGGGTGGATTCGGCGGTCGCGAAGATCTCGCGGCGGCGGGTCGGGTCGGCGAGCATCTCGCCGAGCTCAGCCGACGTCTTCGGGATGGCGAGCTTGGGCGTCATGCTCAGACTCCTCCGGTCAGGTGTGCGAAATCGGCCGCCCAGCCTTCGGCAGGGTCGGTGGTCAGGTGGGCGAGATCGGTTGCCCAGCCGTCGAGCGGCTCGGCGGGGGTGTCGGCCGCGGGTGGGTCTGGGTCCTGCGTGTCGCCGGCGGCGTCGGCTGCCGGTCCGGCAGGGGCCTGGTCGTCGTCGGCCGCCTGGTCGGCGGCGGGTCGCGCCAGCTCGTCGGCCGGAGTTGCGGGCTCGTCGGCAGCGGCGAGGAGACCGGCACGGGTAAGTGCGGCGCGCAGCGCCTGCTGGTCCATGGGCCGGCCGTCGGCGTCGAAGCCGCCGAAGTCCGCGCCGTGCAGGTCGGCAACCACGCGACGTACAGCGGCTTCGAGATCGTCCGGGGTTGTCGCTTGGGCGATGTCGTCGAGCGCGGTTCGCCGCTGTGCCGCGGCGCGGGTCTGGGCCGGGTCGAGGACGGTGTCACCCGGCCGGAGAACCACCAGGTCGGGGCCTTGACTGCCGATCCAGATCGGCTCGCGGGTGGGTCCGCCGTCCGGGGCTGGGGCCTGCGCCCGGCCCGCGAACCGGTAGCGGGCGGCGAGGTCGAAGGTCTTCGACGTCCGGTCGTACCAGTCGTCGTAGCCGGAGCTCGGGTTGGCCGTCGACGGGGATGGGCCGGTCGAGGTGGGGACGGTGCCGACGCTGTCGGCCAGCCCGGCGGCGACGGCCTCGTCGGCCGTGTACCAGGTTTCGGCCTGCATCCGGGTGCGCCAGGACTTGGCCATGCCGCCGGCTTTGGCCCGGTAGGCCTGGGCGATGTTGTCGGATTGGCGGTCGAGGAGGTCGGCCATGGCGCGGTGGTCGGCGGGGTTGCCGCCCCAGGTGGACCCCATCGCGTCGTGGATCATCATCTGTGACTGCGGCGCCATGACGATCTTGTCGCCGGCCATGGCGATCACCGAGGCGATGGAAGCGGCCAGGCCGTCGACGACCACGGTCACGTTCGACGGGTGCGCGCGCAGCTGGTTCGCGACGGCGATGCCGTCGAAGACGTCCCCGCCGGGGCTGTTGAGCCGGACGGTGAGGTTCGGTGCGGTGACCTGGCGAAGCGCGTCGGCGAAGCTGCCAGCTGAAACGCCGCCGCCGTACCAGCCGCCGTCGCCGATGTCGTCGTAGATCAGCAGCTCGGCGGTGTCGGCGCCCTGGTCGCCGGCGGCGTTGCGGAACTCGTACCAGGACCGCGGCTCGGCGCCGGCGGGTGCGGCCGGGCCGGTGTGGTTGCGGAGCCGGGCCAGCTGCGCGGGGAGTGGGACGGGGACCACCAGGTCGGTCACACAGCGCCCCCTCATCCGTCAACAGTCGTCTGCGCCGGATCATACAGTTGCACACGCAACTACATAGGCTGACCTGCGCATCGGCAACAACTTCCGGAGCGCCGTGGGGTGGCAGGCGCGGGGCGACGTAGAAGACGGCAGACGGATGCTGACGGTGGCTACAACGGGCGCTACCCTGACCGCTGCGGGTGTCGCGCGTGCCGGCCGCCGGTAGCCAGGCCGGGAAGCGGTGAATACCGCAGCACGCACCTTGCGGGGTCTAGACAACAGGCAGTCGGCCGGGCTCTGGACCCGGAGATCCAGGTTCGAATCCTGGCCTCGCAGCAAGGCGGAGGTCACGCCCTGGCCGCGCTCCCCCCGACACCGGGGCGGGGCACTGACGCGGTACGACGGACCCGAGCCTTTAGCGCCGGACCCTGCCCGGCCCGACCAACAGGGGTACGCGGATCGGCGCCAAGCCAGCGCGCGAACGGCTGGCGCGACCGAGCGGCAAGCCGTGGTGGTGAGCCCGGGGGACGCCCGCGAAGGCGCCGATCCGCACACAAGCAGCCCGCCCGCTGGCGCTAGGCTGCCCCTGGGTTCGCGTCAGGACGTGTGGAAGGCGTGACGCCAGTGGCGAAAGCTTGCGGGCGGGTGGACTCCTAAGAGCGCGGCTCTCAAAAAGCGCGTCGCTGCCTAGCCACCGCCCGCACAAGACTCTCGATACGCTTTCGGGTAAGGCCCTGTCGCACCTGCACACGCGCCCCGGGAGGCCACGGAGATCGTGGCCTCCGGCCTGCCAAGCCGGGGCACGATCAGATGCGACGGGGCCGACCACCCACACAAGCTGCCCGCAGGGGGTGGCGTTCAGGGTTGGGCTGTCCGGCTACCTGGTGACCATGCCGGCCGACGCCCAGAGTCGCTATCACTGGGACCCTGCCGCCCCCACACCGAGGTAGGAAACCCCGCCGGGCCAGGCTCCCCGGCGGGGCCCTCGGTCAAATAACCAGTCGGCGGATCAGTCCGCGTCGATCATGCGGCCGAAGGTCTCCGCGCGGCGGACGCGCGCCTGGGCGTCGGGGTCGCCGGCGTGGGCCATGGCGGTGAGGGCGCGCCAGTCGCCGATCAAAGTGCCGAGCTTCGATACCGAGGCGTAGCCGAGCTCGGCGGCGAGGCCGGCTCGGCCGCCGGGGTGGCTGGCGGCCTGCTCGTCGGCCCACCGGCCGCGCCAGTCGGTGGCGGCGCGGCGCCAGTCGGTCGGCTCACTGCCATCCCACACGGTCTTCAGGTCCACATCCCCACCCTACCACGCACACGTGGCAACAGAATGACGGGAAATCTTTTCTCAGCCCTTGCGTTGCCACGCATGCGTGGCATATGCTGGTGCCACACCAGAGAGAGGGGCACCCAATGACCACCATCAAGACCGCCGCCACCCGAAACGGCTACGGCATCGCACTCCGCAGCGGAACCTCGCAGGGCACGGTCAAGGGCACCTTCTACGCGGTCACCCGGTACGACCGGAACCACCACTTCACCCTGCACCGCACTTTCGACTACGAAGAGGCTCGCCGCGTGGCCAACCGCGAGTGGCTCGCCGACATGGGCCGGTAGACGCCTCGGAGGCAGCCCCCCTCGGGGGGCTTTTTCCGTTACCCCTGTACGCCGTCCGCGACGAGCAGCCGCAGCCCAGTCAGTCCCATTCCACTCTGAATGTGCCCCTACAGCGGATGCCGCCCTCGCAGTCCGGATAGCCGAACACGTAGGTGTCCTGCGCCTCGGCGAGCGTGGCGAATTGGTGGCCGTCGAATTCGGTGCACGGCTCGCAGCGGTTGGTGTCGTTGGTCTCCGACGCGTAGATCTTCATGTCGGGTTTGGCCTCGTCGGCCGCCTGGAAGGTGGCGCCGCGGCCGAGGTTGGTGGCCCGGTGGAGGAGGCCACCAAATTGGGCCTGACGGTCAGCGCCTGTGAGGGATGTCAGGTGGATGCTGACCAGGTCGCCGAGGTCTTTTCCGGAGGTGCCGGGGGTCCAGAGGCGGACGGCTTCGCGGGCGGCCGAGCCGGCCAGGGCGTCGGCGACGAGCCGGGCGGTGGCCTCGGCGGCGGCGTTCAGGACGTCGATGCTGAGGTCGATGGTCTTCTGCACCACGGCCAGGGTGACGGTCACGCCGGCGTCGGCGACCTCGCTGATCGCCCGCCGCGCCGCAGCGGTGGCCATGGTCCCGGCGGCTGCGGTGAGCGTCGCCAACCCAAGCAAAGAAACGGGGACGGCGAGCAGGGCCAGGGCGGCGAGCACCGCGACCGCTCCCCCATCGTCAGCCTCAGTGTCGACGTTGTCGTCCACCGCCTTCTGAGCCTGGGCGGCCAGGTCGTCGGTCTGCTTGTCGACGGTCGGCTGGTAGTCGGCCTCGAGCGACGCGGTGGCCGTGTCGACGTCTTCCCGCACCCCAGCCAGATCCGGATTCTCAGGTGGAGAGGCCGCGGTGATAGCGGCCGGCTGGGCCCAGTCCGGCAGTTCCCAGCCCGCATCGGCGATGACGCCCTCCACCACCCGAGAGGCCCAGACGGGGCGTGTCCAACGGGCAGTGGTCGGCTCAGACACCGGCGTCTTCACCTTGAAAGCGGGCGCCTTCCACGACATCGGCGGGATACCCGCCCACTTCAAAGCGCCGTCGGGGTCCCAGCCGGCGCCGGCGAGGATCGCGGCCGCGCCGGCGCGCGACGTCCGGGTCCGGTCGTCCGCTTCCTTGTCCTCGGGGACTGGGGACACGTAGTTGAATTCGGCGTCCTGCCCGGGTCCCGAGCCGTACATGGGGACCAGCCGGCCGTTGAGTTCACCTTGGATATCGTCGGCGCGGGGGACGATGTGATCGCTGGTCCAAATGTAGTGTTCCGCTTCCGCGCTCGCCCGGTTCACGTCAGCGATATCGCCGAGCATTGTTTTCGGGAAGGCGAATGCTTCGCGGATCTGCTGTGCGGAGGCTGCGCGTAGTTCTACGAACTGCATGTCACGCATGGAGAACGCGTTGTTGACCCATTCGGCTGTTTCGAGGATAGCGACCCGGTGGGCGTTGTTAACTCCGCGGTGCTGCTCGTTCCACCGTAGCTTCATTTCTTCGAATTGTTCGTCGTCGAGGCGGCGGTCGACCTGGATAATGCCGCCCGGCTCGGCCGAGTTGCGAAAGAAGTTGCGGTTCCACTCGGCCGCCGCCGCCGCCGAGTGCAGATCGGTCAGGATGGTCTGGACCGCGCCCATGCCGTGGTACGGGTCCCACGGGCAGGGTGCCTGCTGGACCTGGATGACCTCGTCGGGTAGCAGCGGGACGCGTTCACCGCCGGGCGAGTGGTAGATCCAGCCTGCCAAAAACTGTGTCGGATGGGGTACCGGTTCCATCCGATCGGGCCGGATCGGCCACAGCTCGATCGGCAAAGACCCGACCTTGACGACCAGCCAGATACCTTCACCGACCAGCTCCCGGTGCTGCTGGAAGGTTTTCACGAACCGTTGCCGGGTGTAAAAAGCGTTCGGCTTGTTCCACACGTCGAGCGCAGCGTGGGAAAGAACCGGCGTCGGATCGTCGCCGGGCCGGGTTGGCGGGCGGTTCATCTCCCACTGGACGGCGGCGACACCGGCGGCATATTTGTTGACGATCGCGAACAGGGTGCCGTTCGCGCCCAGCGAATGGATCTGCGACTCCCGACCTGCTGGCATCGCCAGACTCGTCCCGGAGCTGGCCGCCTGCCGGGCCGTGTATGGGACCGGGGTGACCGTCTGCGCTTCGGTGCGGCGTAGCGCGGCGACCAACGACCTCACAGCGCCTGCTCCCGGGCGGCGATGACGCTGTCGAGGGCCAAGCCGTCGAGGATGACCAGCGGGTTGTTGGGGAACCGAGCCGCCCACTGGGCGCTGGCCTCGTCGAGCTGCTGGGCGGTCACCGGCCGGGTGGTGGACAGGACGACGGTGGTACCGGGTGCCAGTTCGACGGTGAGGGCCTGGTCGAAGGTGATCGGCGTTGGCTGTGCTGCGCGGGTCGTGCTACTGGGGCCGTCGTGGAGCTGCCATGCGTGAGCGATCGCGTCCTCGGGCCGGCGATGACCGGAGGCGCGGTCCCGGCCTGTCACATCGGTGATCGTGTGGCCGTTCTTGGTGCGACGCATGGTGAAACCAACGGGCAGCTCAGTCCGGTCATCCACGGCCCGGCTCCTTTTTCTCGTCGAGCAGGACGAGCTCGGCGGCGAAGCACGCCAGGCCACCGAGAACACCGGCGGCGAGCAGCGCCCAGCCGAGGCCAGCGAGCAGGACGACAGCGGCGACGACCAGGCCCACGAACACAGCCAGCCCGACGAGGGAGAGCAGACCGGGCGAGATGTGCGGCATGCCGTCACGGTACCGGCTAGTTGCACACACAACTACCAGGTCCAGGGCTTTCCGCCCGATGTCCGAATCACTAGCGTGATCACCCGTGCCCGGAATCCGCAACATCCTCACCCGCAAACCGAAACGGCCGCGGCTCGCGATCGCCGTCATCCTCACCGCCGCGGTTCTCTTCTCGGCGGTCGCAGGCCTGTTCATCGCGGGGGTGCACCGGCTGGCTGTCCGGGCGGCGGCCGAGCAACACCGCGAAGACGTCCGGCTCGGCGGCTGCACGGCCACCAGGTTCGGCGCGCTCACCGGCCAGTTGACCGTGACCAACAGCGCGGCGGCGACGGCAACCTACACGATCAACATCAGGTTCGCCACGACCGACGGGCACAAGATCACAACCGTGGCGGCCACGGTCGGCTTCGTCCAGCCGGGCGCGACCGAACAGGCCACGGTCCGAGGCGTCGCGGCGACCATTCCGCCCGCGGGGGCGGTCGCCTGCACCGTGGACTCAGCCCGACGCCGGCCGGTGTGACCTCAGCGTGTAGACCACCGGATCATCCGTGCCCGGCCGCCGCTCATACACCCAGATCTGCCCCGCCGAAACCGTCTCATAGAGGTCGGGCGTCGTAGGCAGGTCGACCTCGTCGCCGTCGCGCGGCCCGCCGCCACGAAACACCGCCGACAGGCTCACCGCGACATCTCGTCGCGCGGCTGGCAGAAGAAGCCTTCGGCTTCCGGGTTGAAGTGGCCGAACATCCCGGTCACCTCGCCGCAGTTCCCGCAGTGGTAATGGCTCTCGCCCGAGTAGTCCTCACCGCAGATGTCACACCAGCCGTCATCATCCTCATCCATGATCACGCGGTACCGGGCGGCATCGGACTCCAGCCGCCGCCGAAATGCTCCCGCACTCCCCAGCGGTTGATCGGCACAGCCTCCGTGTCCCGACCGTCGACCTTGACGACGCACAAGCTGGGACGCTCACCCTCGCCGAGACTGTCCAGCGACTGGCCATCGCCGGTGCCGTGCAGGAGCAGCCAGTCGGCCGGGTGCATGGGCTGCGCCGCCGAGAAGTCCTCGACGAGCGCGGCGGGCTCCACCACCTGAAGAGTCCGGATCGCGCGCCAGTTGATGGCGACGGTGCTGCCTGCTGCGAGCGGGAGGATGCCAAGCTCGCCGCGGGTGATCCACTGGTGGGCTTGGCGGCGCAACTCCTCCGCCGTCCCATCCCAGGTGATCTGGTGCCGGATAGTCCCATCAATGATCAGGATCATGATTCGCGCCTCGCCGTGTCCATGACCCACTTGCCGTCACCGGTCAGCGGCGCCGACCAGACCCAACTCTCGATGATCCGCATGCCCCGCCGGTGATGAGGCATGACCTCGCTGCGCGGTACGGACGCCAGCAGCTCGATCGCGCGGTTGAGGGCCTGCCAGCCGGCGCGGGCCTGGGCGTGCTCGCCGTAGGTGGTGGCGGTGATCTCGACGAGGACACCGTCACGACCGGACGTGATTGTCATGCTCTCGCTGCCGTGGTCGTGATCCACAGTGTGGGCCAGCTCGGCGATCGTGAACGGCAGCAGAGGAACAGCCGCAGCAAGCTCAGCCTCCCGCTCGGCGATGATCTTTTCTAGTTGGATTGCCAGGTCGAGCTGACGGTCCGCGCGCAGCCGCTGCGCGGTCTGCCGCATCGACCTCAGATCCGCCTGGGAATCTTCGCTCGTCCTCATGCGTCGGTCCTCTGCTGCTGGGCGCCGGCGCGGGCCGCGGCGACAGCGCCGGTCGCGTCGCGTTCGATCCAGCGGAAGAACAGGCGGATCGCTGCGGAGCGGTCGACCTCACCGGCGTCGGCGAGGGCCTGGCCGACCGCGGTCCACAGGTCGGGGTCGACGCGGACCTGGCGGGTGGTGGTGCCTTTGGTCGGCATGGCCGTCAGTGTAGCGGCGGTAGGTATCTGTGACACCTACCGACCCTCCTACGGTGTAGGTACGTGGTGTTTGCACGGTCGGGACTACGGGTGTAGGGTGTACCTACACCCACCGGGCAGGCCGGTGAAACACCCAGGAGGCACCCAATGGCGATGCCCGCCACCGAACTCATCCTCACCGGCCGGATCGTCCTCGACCACGGCACCGGCGTCGCCCGCGTCTACCGCGTCACCGGCTCCCGCGGCGCCGCCTACCGCACCAGCGCCTCCACCTGCGACTGCCCCGCCGGCCTCAACGGCCGCCGCTGCTACCACCTCGACGCCGTCGCCCTGCTCCAGGCCGACGAGACCGAGACCCCGGCCGCGCCGGTGGCGGACCCGTTCGCCGGCCTCGACACCGCGTTCGCCGAGCGCACCGACGAGATGGCCGCCGAGTTCACGACCCCGGCTGACCATGCGGTCACCGTGGCCACCGCCGCCGACCTGCTCGTCGTGAAGCCGGCCACGGTGCGCCGCTACCTGGCCGCCGGCAAGCTGGCCCGCCTGGACGGTGGCATCTCGGCCGCGTCGATCAGCGCCTACGCCGAGCAGCGCGCCACCGGCCGCGAGCGGACCCGCGGCGCCCGCGGCCGGTTCCTCCCCGCCCCGGCCCCGAAGGTGGTGGACGACTCGTTCGGCGCCCACACCGCCCGACTCGTCGGGAAGCTGGAGTCGGAGCCGTCGCGGGGCCTGGCCGCGCAGGCCTTCGCCCTGGCCGCCGAACTGGAGAAGGCCGCCAGGCTGCTGAAGGACACCGCCCGCCCGGTCGCCGACCAGTTCGGCCCCGGCCGCGGCGACGGCGCGGACTTCGACCTGGTCCGCGTGGCCGGCCGGATGATCCAGGACGCGGCGGCGGTAAAGGCCCACTACGCGCAGATCGGCGAGGCGCTGCCGATGCGTCAGGCCGCCGACTCGTGGAAAGGCATCCCCACCGGCGCCTGACCGCTCCCCCGGGCCGGGCCGCGTCGTCGCGGCCCGGCCGCCCAGCTACGAGAGGATCATCGCCCGTCATGCTCGACAACCCGATCTACCAGGCGTCCCTCGACCAGTACCGCACGCTGTCCACTCCGATCGAGGACGCGTTCGGCTTCGCGGTCGTCGCCGGACTGCGCGAGCTCGGCGCCGACGTGCGCGACTACAACCCGAACGACCTGCTCTCCCAGGTCATCTACGGCACGTTCCCGGACGACCCGGATGGCTGCTACGGGATCGGCGGCGGGCTGATCCACTCGTATCCGCAGCCGCCGGCGACGTGGGGTTGCACGGTCGGCGTGAACTACCTGCACATGGACCACGCGACCGATCAGACGACGTCGCGGTACCTGCTCGACATGCAGGTCCCGCCGTCGGCGCGTGACGGGGAGCTGCTGGCCGGCTTCGCGCTCGCCGCGGTCAAGGTGGACCGGCAGCGTCGGACCTCGCGGACGACCACGGAGAAGCAGTACGGCCCCAACCTCGAATGCCCGGACTGCCTCGGCACCGGCAGCGTCCCCGTCAACTACCCGGACGGCCAGGAAGGCGAGACCTGCCACTGCGTCACCTACCCGCCGCCGACCGACGCCGAGCTGGCAGCCGAACCACCCTTCTGATTCTTCACTCGGCGCGCGGCCCCGTCTTCCACCAGGAGGACGGGGCCGCGCCGCGTTCCGAGCCAGGCCGGTGGGCCGGAGTTGACACCTAGTGGCCGCCCGGGCGCGGGCGTTGGCCACTTCCTCACCGGCCACCTTCAGCGGGCATCTGCGCTCAGGGCCCCGCCGAACACCTGTGTCGCCGACCTGACCGCGACTGATCATAGCCACGTCGAGACGTTCCCCTCCACCTAAAAAAAGCGGACGCGGGGGCGGGGGGCCAGGTCCAGTTCGGCGACGATGTAGCGCATGGCGTCCATGCCGTGGTCGTCGACTTTGACCGGGCGGTCTTTGTCGGGTTTGCCGTCGGCGGAGGTTTCCCACACGTAGCCGTCGATCTCTTCGGCGGTGCAGGCGGGCCGGCCGGCGTCGACCCGTTCGGGATCCCGGCGGGCGACCGCGTCGCGGAGGAAGTACAGCCGTGGCCGGCCATCACCAGCCGGCCGGAACCGGGCCTGGACGGCCTGGATGCCATCGGACACCGTCTTGTGCGCGGCGACCGTGCCCAGCCCAAGATGACGTTCTAGGGTGGCGCGGTCTTCGGCGTCATGGTCGCAGATGACGGCCCGCGGCTTCGGCACTTTCCACACGCCGCCCGGCGCCACGATTTTCAGAATGGCTTTGGCGTGGTCTTCGACGATGGTTTTCGTCTGGTAGATCTCGTCGACCAGGTAAAGGCGGCCGTCGGGGTCTGTGGCCCAGTGTTGCCAGACGAACGGGTTGGTGTAGCCGAAGTCGACCGCCCAATAGCGGGTCCAACTGTCGGGGATGCGGAACTGTTCTTCTCCACCCACCTGAAGAGAACGGTCGAGCAGGTGTGTGGCGGGGTCGTAGTCGGTGTAGACGATGCCTTCGGCCGATGTCCATTTGCCGAGGCGTAGCCGCTGGTAGCGGTGCCCGGTCAGCTTGTCCAACCGGGCGAGGTAGGACTGACCGTCCGCCGTCCACTCTCCCTGGGAGTACAGCCAGGGGTTGTCTTCGTGCTTCGAGTAGAGCATGCGCAGGCCGCCGGCGTCGGCGCGCTGTTTGAGCGGGTGGGTGGGTGCGCCCGGGTTGGTCGCCATGATCAGTTGCTGGTAGGGCAGCTTCCCGTTCCGCAGCCTGGACAGGATGGTGTCGACGTCGTCGGCGGTCGCCTCGACAGCCTCGTCGAGGAACACAACGTCGTACTCGGTGGACAGCAGCTTGGTGGGCTTGTCCAGGCCGCCCACGACCAGCACAGCCCCCGTCCCGGGGTATTTGTACGCGGCCGGCTCAGCCTGCGAACCGCCGTACCACTGCACCTGGCGGGCGCGGATGGCCTCTTTGGCGACCCGTTCCCGGAACGACACCAGCGTCGAGCTCGTCAACGAGGTGAGCGTCTTCCTGACGAGCAGGCAGCGGGCGCCGGGGACCTTCGAGCAGATGGTGTGCAGCTTCAGCAGCGCCGGCACCGACTTGCCCGTCCCCGCAGCCCCCGACATCAACACAAGATCATCCTTGGCGAGGAGCATCTCGGCCGCGGCGGCGCGTGGTTCGAACCGGACCCGTACCGGATCCGCAGGCCCCAGCGACCTCACGGCCCGATGATGTCAGCCGGGTCGACGCCAACGATCTCGTAGATCACCCCACCCGACACGGCGATCTTCTCCTCCGCGTCCAGGCCGAGCAGCTTCGCCTCCCGCTCATCAAGCGCCAACATCAACTTTCGGGCCGCCAGAACCCGGTCGATGGCGGCCAGCTTCGGCCCAGAGTCGACCAGCACCCGCTTCCCCTCAGGGTCGGCCGGGTCGTAGATCAAACCCTTTTGGTTGAAGGCCAGATGCCGCCCAGCGATGACTGCCCGCGCCTCGGCTTCCATCTCCGCGGCGACCCGACGGGACTCGACAAGCCGGGCCTTCGCAGCGTCGAGCACCTCCGCATCCGGCCGGCGCACCTCAGCGAGACCGCGCTCGACGGCGTCCTTCACCGCCGACTTCGACGACAGGCCGACGTCCGGGTGTTGGCCGATCTCCCGGTAGGACTGGCCGGCCGCCCAGAGTTCGGCGGCGAGCCGGTCACGCGCCGCCGTCGCCGTGCTGGAACGGAAGCGTCCGCCTGGTCCGCGGGCGGGTCCCGTTCGGGCGGCTTGGGGTTCGGTCATCGGCTGGTTCCGAGGATCTGGTGGCGGAGCTGGTCGAGGTCGACCCAGCCTGCGCGGCGCCCGGAGACGTGGATGCGGATCCGCTCGCGCAGCTGCTCGAGGTCGCCGGTCAACGCGTGGATGACTTCGGCGTCGGTTCGCTGTGCGGCGTGGGCTGCGTGGAGTTCGTCGAGGAGGGCGTCGATGACGGCTTGGTCGTCGGCGTGGCGGGGTGCGACGGGTGGTGTGTCGTCGCTGGTCATGGGCCGATTGTGCCTGTTTGTTGCGTCGGCAACTACCTGGTGGCAGGTGTCGGCTGGTGTGGCGGATGTCGTGGCGGGTTTGCGCCAGCCAAACCTGCCACGTGTTTGCGCAGGTCAGGGCGGGTGCTGGCTGGTTTGGCGGGTTTGGCGGGTTTGGATCCCACCCTTCTCTCGTGTGTGTGTCTGGTTCGGCTGGTCTCGTGCGTCAGGGTCAGATCTAAATACTCCAAATACTCCAAACCCGCCAAGACCCCTTTTGACCTGCACATTTACATGTTGATCTTTGGCGGGTTTGGAGTATGTCACCCCTGATCTGGCGGGTTTGGAAACCCGCCCCAGCTGGGTGGCTCCGCAGGTCAGCGCCCCGGCCGGCGGGCCGGAGGCCGGTTGGCGGGTTTGGCGGGTTTAGGACTGGCGGCAAACCCGCCAACGCGGACGCCCCCGCCGGCGAGCTGCCGGGCGGGGGCGTCGAAGGGGTGCGCGCGGGGCGCCGGGGCTACTGGGTGGTGTCGGTGCAGTGGACCGACCAGATGGTGACGGGGCCGTGGGAGATGACACCGCGGTGCAGGACGTAGTCGCCGTGGAACCGGCCGACCTGCCCGGCCAGGCGGCGACCGAGGCTTTTCGCGTTGACGGGGAGGCCGTTGCGGCCGTCGACGAGGAACGCGCCGTCCCACCGGTCGACGGCGCCGCCAAAGGGGGTGAAGTCGACGTCGGCGGAGCGTCGGAGCTCGGCCGCGGTCAGTGGCTTGTCGCCGTGGAGCTCATGCCACTTGGTGAGGAAGACGGCCCATTCGTTGTCGTCGTCGTCCATCGCGCGGATGGCGTCGACGTTGGCGAGGAAGCCTGGGATGTCGTGGTGGTCGAGCAGGCCGCCCACGGCCTGGGCCCAGCTGGTGAACTGCCGCATCACCTGGGTGCTGCGGGGAGCGCCGGTGGCGATCCAGTCGGCGACCAGCACCAGCAGGTGGTACAGCACGGTTCGCTGGGCGTCTTGTCCGCGGATCCACTGGTCCAGGTTGGGGATCGCGAAACCGGTGCGTTCCTCGGGGTGGGGCATTTTCGGGTCGAGGCGGACGAGGACGGTGCGGGTGGCCATGTCGCCGCCCAGGCGCAGGTTGTTGCCGGTGGCGAGCCACAGCCGGTCGTTGGGCGTGGAGATGTTCTTCGACAGGCCGAGTTGCCGGTCTGACCAGACCTGGGCGGTGAGCAGCTGCGCGAGCACCGGCGCATCAAGGACAGAACCTTCGCGGAGGTTGTCCCAGACGATGACGGCGGCCGGTTCGCCGAGCACCGCCGTGATGGCTTTTCTCAGTTCGGCGTCGTCGCCGCGGGGCCAGGTGACGATCCGGGAGCTGTACAGCGCGCCGAGCAGCTCCGTCAGCAGGGACTTTCCGGATGACGCGGTGGTGGCGGTGATCAGGCCGAACGGGGTGAGCGTGTCCAGGTACGGGCGCAGGATGTGCGACACGAGCAGCCCGACGAAGTTCGCCAGATCCGCCTGCTCGACCCACGGAAAACCGGATAGCAGCTCGTCGAGGAGGAAGGCACGCGAGGTGGCGACTTCTTCGCCGCTGGGTGTGGCGGGAATGGTCGGCATGGCGACCTTCGCGCTGTAGAACAGGCCGGTGGCCGGGTCATAGCCGGGCTGCTGCAGCAGGCTCCCATCCGGCCTGAGAACAGGGGTGGCGACGATGCCGTGGAGCGGGCGGACACCGGGCCAGTGCTGGTCGGCCAGCGTCGAGGCAAGCAACCTCGGCGCTGGCACTATCTCGGCTACTCGCCGCTTCTTCGTCTCCTGGTCGATCTTTGACACATACGTGTAGGTGCGGCGGGCGAGCAGCGACGCAAAACTGTCCGGGGCAAGCGTCCGGGCGGCGACCGGGGCCGCGCAGCCGCTACGGGCGGTGGCAACATCACCGGAAACCTGTTCCAAGCGGACGATCTCGCCGTTCGTCACGAACAGGTCAGGAACCCTCTGATCGATGATCGCGTCGTGCAGCGCGCGGATCGCGGCCGCATCACCCCCCGACACATCAATCCCCGGTTTTTCACTCGGGACGGGCGCGGGCGTCACGGGTTCATCGGTCGGCGCGGCCGGCGTGGGCGCGGACTCGGGTGCCGGATCGCCAGCTGCAGGCGCCGGCGGCGGGGGCAGCAGGGTGACCGGCGGGACGGTCGGCGTCGGCGCCTCGAGGGTGCCCTTGGCGCGGGGTGCGGTGGCGCCGGCGGAGAGGCCGGAGCGGATGGTGTTCCGGGCGGCGCGCTCGCCGTCCTTGGCGACATAGCCGTTACGGACGGCCGCGTCGTACAGCCCGTCGGCGATGGCCTGCTCGGTCAAATCGCCGGTGGTGATCCAGCCGGCGAGCTTGTAGGCGGCCAGGTTGAGCTGGTGGTTGCGGCCAGAGCCGGGGCCCATGACGGCGAGCTCGGCGATTTCGCCGGCGAGCGCCGCGGCCCCATAGGCACTGACACCGGCGCTGGCGGGCCGGGCCGCGGGGCGGAGGGGGACGACGGGGGCTGCTGGTGCGGCGATGAGCTTGGGGCCGGTGGTGGGTTTGATCCAGCCGGCGAGTGTCGCTATCGCCTGGTCAACATCGTGGTCCACGCTGGCGGGGGTGGCCGGGTCGCTGGTGTGGGTCGGGTCCAGCGACACGGTCACAGCCTCCAAAACATCAACAGCAGCAAGGGGAAAGGCGGGTTAGAAGGGTGCGGGGTCGTCGGCGAACCTCGCGGCGTACGTGGCCGCCCGCGCGACGCCAGGAACAGCCCCGGCCCAGTGGGCGGCCAGGTCGGGATGCAGTTCGGCGCACACCTTGTGCAGGGGTGCACGGGAGATGGGTGCGCGGAGGAGGGCGAGGCCGCCGCAGCCGGCGGTGCAGGGCTGCGGCGGGCCGAGCGTGGCCCGGGGCCCGGAGTTGCCGGACCAGTCCAAGCCGCCCATCAGATGGCTTTCGGGTTGACGGTGTTCCGGGTCTTGGTGCAGGTGGGGCAGTAGACGGCACCGCCGCGGGGAAACGACCAGCCGCCGCGGCGAAGCCCCGCCCGGGCGGCCTTCATGTTCAGGGCCTTGACGGTCAGTGGGGCTGGCTCCCCCAGGTGGTAGAAGCCGTCGCAGGTCACGGTGAGAACGACGATGCGGCTCATGCGGCGACCAGGGCGGCGCGTTTGCGGCACCGCTGGTGTTTTTCGCACCAGGGGTCGTCGCAGTAACGGCGCCGCCCGACCGCCACCGGCCGCCCACACCCAGCCCGGCACTTCTTCACCGGCGTGGCGGTCATGGTTCGACCGGCCGGGGCAGGGAGATGACGACGGCGCCGAGCTGGACCAGGTCGGCTGTCTTAGCCCATCGTGTGGCTTCGCCGTCACGGCCTTCCCGGCGCGCGGCGGGGTCTTCGCCAAACCAGCAGGCCCCGCCCTCGGTGGCGTACCGCACGAACTGGATCTCCGACCAGCGGCCTTCCGGGATCTTCGAGACTGTGCCGATCGCGGTGTCGACGAGCGCGGGAGGCTGCTCGGGGTCGTTCATGGTGATGGTGCGTCCACGTGCGGTGCGGACGGTGACCTCGGTGATGACCGCACCTTTGCCGAGCGCGTCGAGCAGGTCGGCCAGGTCCGCCGCGATCAGGCTCTCGTACAGCACCGGTTCGGTGGTTGGCTCGGTCATGCGGCGATCCCCTGGGCCGTGTCCACCTGAAGAACAGGGATCGTGATCGGCCGGGCGACCGGCCAGGGGGGTTCGGTCTGGTAGGGGGCCTGTCGCCACTGGTAGCGCATGCCCTTCGGGTGGATCGACGGTGGGGCGACGACGTAGCCACCGAGCGCGCGGGTGTCGACGCCGCCGATTTCCCCGTCGCCGCGGTGCACATGGTTGACCGTGTTGCGGCGGCCGGGCTGGGCCGGGTAGTAGAGGTGCCAGCCGGCGCCGGTCACCGCGATGCCCACCGTGGGCGGCAACTGGCCGGTGGCCTTCATCTGGAGCATGGCGGCCATGCCAGCCGGTCCGTCAAGATCGATGACGTCGATGGTGTGGCCGCAGGCCAATCCGATGTTCGAGTCGGGGGCGTGCTGCCACCAGGCCGTGATCATGGCCAGGTCCGTTGTCGCATCGTCCACACCACGCGACCCCGGGTAGGGCGCCTTCGAGCGGGGCTGCAGAGGGAACACCGGCCACCTGAGCGTCTCGGCGTACCAGTGGGCCATCCGGCCGAGCACCGTCGGATCGTCATACGGAGGCGCCTCGACGATCGCGTCGGCGACGGCCGCGTCGACCAGGCGACGGAACTGCCCCATCACACTGTCGTCTTCGGCATACTTCGCCGGGTCGAAGTGCCGGCCCAGATCAGCCAGAAGATCACCGACGCGGGACATGCCCGCCATCGCCATATCGAGGGCGAGGCTGGCCGGCACCCACCTGTCGAACAGCACCCGCGCCTCGGCCTCAACCGGCCGCTGCGCAGCCGTGATCCTCGGCTCCGACATCGACATCTTCACCTCGGACATCACGCCTCCGATTCGGCGGGGATGGGCGGGAGCGGGGCGAGCGGGCAGGCCGCGCTATGCCGGCGGGACCAGGACGCTCCGACGGGCTGGAACCCGGGACAGGGATCGCCGGGGCAGCGCCAGGTGGGCCCTTCGATCCGGTCCTGCGGGCCCCATTCGGTCTCGTCCGGGTAGACCCGTGAGGACCATTCGTAGCCGTCGTACGGGTCGTCGACGGAGTCGCTCCAGTCGACCGCGTTCTCGGCGTGGCAGTCCTCGTAGAGGCTGCCCTGGCGGTTCAGTTCCTTGGTGGTGTAGCCGGCGTCGACCCAGACGAGGTGAGTGACGGAGATCGTGACCAGCACGGGCCGTTCGTAGTCGGGCTCGTCGAGCTGGGACCAGATCTCGTACACGTCGTCGGCCATCGCGCTGCCCGTGACCTGCTCGGCGGCGGTGGCGGTCATGCGGGCACGTCCACGGTGACCGGGTCCAGCTCGGCGCGCGACGGCAGCCGGAGCAGGACGGTGGGGGCGTCGGCGGTGACCGTGGCGCAGGCGGCGGCGATTTCGGCGACCAGGCCGGTGGGCAGGTTGCCGGCGCGGATCTGGTCGGGCAGGTTTTCCAGCCACAGATCATGGGTTTTGACCTGGGCGAGCATGGCCGTGGTCAACGTGGCGTCGACGGCGGCGTTGATGGCGCGCCACGGCTGGTTCTTGGCGAGGTGTGGGCGGGCGGCGTCGATGGCCGCCTGGTGCGCGTCTTCCTGCAGCATGATCGTGGTTTTCCCTGTGGGGTGTGGGGTGAAAGGGGTGCGCCCCCGGCCCGGGCCGCCTTCGGGGGACGAGGCGGCGGGGCCGGGGGCGCGATCAGGGGGAGGACAGGCCTTCTAGAAGGGCGGGGCGGGGACGCCGCCGGCGGCGACCGGCTGCGGCGCCGGGGCACCGGCCGGCGGGGCGACCGGCGCAGCCGGGCCGGGTGCCGGGGCGTACTGGGGCTGCGGCACCGCCGCCGGGGCCTGCGGAACGGGGGCATACTGCGGGGCCATGGCCGGGGCCTGGGCATACGCCGGAGCCGCAGGGGCGGGGGCGTACTGGGGCTGCGGGACGGCCGGCGCGGGCTGCTGGGGGTAGCCGTACGGCGCCTGCGGCTGCTGCGGGTAGCCGGCCGGGACCTGCTGCTGCGGGTAGCCATACGGCGCCTGCGGAGCCGGGGGGTAGCCGGCCGGGCCGGCTGGGGCCTGGGGCAGGGGCTGCGGGGTCGGGATCGGCGGCAGCGGCGGCAGGGTGGCGCCGAACGTGGCGTGCCACTGGTTGGCCAGCGCCTGCGCGTCTGGGGACAGTTCGCCGTTGAGGATCCACGGGGGCTGCTGCCCGGCCTTGAGCGGCGCGCCCTTGATGATCCAGCCGGGGATCAGGCTCGCGCCGTCGGGGTTGAGGTGCTGGCGGAACTGGCCCTGGATCGGCCCGTTGAAGATCAGCAGCTCGGGGTAGTTGATCGGGTTGTCGACGGTGGCCTGACGGGGCGCGGCCGGGTTGGCCGGGTCGGGCAGGCCGGCGGGCGAGTAGATGACGTGGATGGCGACGACGGTGGCCCGCTTGGGTCCGTAGTCCTTGGTCGGGAACGTGTCGACGGCGCGGGGCCGGAAGATGCACAGGCAGTTCTCAAGATCGGCGATCTTGACGAGGCTGCCGGCGGAACCGGCGGTCGTGAACGGGTTCGGATGGGTCACGGGTGTGGGTCTCCTGACGGGTGACGGATGAGGGAGTGGGGGTTGTGGTGGCGGCCCCGGGGCCGGGGAGGGGTCTGCGCCTGCCTGTGACGGTTGGTGCAGGTCCCGGCCCCGGGGCCGCTGGGCATCAGTCTTCACCGATCCCCCTCATCCGTCAACATCCGTCATCATCCATCACGCACAACGCGCGACAGCCCCTCCCACCACGCAGGCAGGAAGGGCTGTCATCAGGTGCGAGGGGGGCCGGTCAGAACAGGGTGGAGGCGGGGACTGCGGCCGCCGGTTCGGGCGCCCGGTCTGTTGGCGGGGTGGTCTGTTCGGCGCGGATCTCGTCGACGCGGGCCCAGAACTCACCGGGCGCCCGGCTGAGGTGGTCGACGATGCGTGCGCGGATCCGGGTTTCGGAGCCGCCACGGGGGCCGAGCCAGGTCGTGTAGACCAGCTCGACCTGGTAGTACCAGCCCTGCCACGGGTGGTTGTCGGTGCGGATTCGGGCGTCGAGGGCGCGGTAGCCGCGGCCGGAGGCGGCGCAGATCTGGGCGAGCCACTCGGCCCGCCGGTGGGAGCTGACGCCGGGCCAGGGGCTGATGGTGATGTCGCCTGCCGCGACGATGTCCAGCGGCTCGTCGGTGCGCAGCGGCGGCAACGCGTCGAGCAGCTCCGCGAGGGCCCGGAGCCTGCGCGTCGTATATGGGACGCTCATGACACGACTGACGTGTTAGGCAGCACCGGCCGCCGCCGCCACTCGTCGACCAGTTCGACCAGGTAACCGGCCGTCTCCGCTGGGGTGAGCCAGCCGGCATCCGCGTCCTCGCGCCATCCGTACCAGAGCGGGTTGGCGACCGGATCGGAGCCGCCGACACCGAGCGTCACAACCCCGTCGCGCGCACGGAAGTAGAACGGTTGACCGACGATGTCGCCGACGATCTGGACCGGGCAGGCCGTCGGGAAGATCTCGCCGAGCGTGACGCCTTCGGGCATCGCTCGCTGGACGTCGTCCCAGTCGACAACGTCGGCGACGTTCACCGTCGCCGCCAGCGGGAGAAGCGGAGGCATGGACAGAAGCAGCAGTCGGAGCCGGGCCGCAGGTGCCGGTGGGCCCTGCGCCGATGGCCGCAGGTGCAACGTCGCAGGGTCACTGGGTGGCCGTCTTGTTGGCGTCGAGCGTCCGAAGTACCGACGCGGCCACCCGGTTACGGCCGGCTTCGCGGGCGCGCGCTATCTCGCCCGGGTAGCCGGTGGCGACGTCGACGACGAGGGCCTGGCGAATCGCCCAGTCGAGGTCGCGCAGGCCCTTCTTCGCGGCCTCGGCCCGGGCGGCCATCTCGGTGAGCTCGCCAGCGACCTGCTCTGCGGCGTGTTCTTCGGTGGCGTGGATGGTCACCCATCTGGACGGCTGGCCGATCGAGTCAACCGAACGGTGCGACTTGTCGTGGCCGGGCCGCAGCGTGCAGCACACGTCATGCCAGCCACGGCTCAGCTCGCTGATCCTGTCGAGCAACGCGGCCCGGTTGGCTTCCAGCAGGGCCACCCGGGCGAGCGCTTCGGGCAGGCCCGCGGCGGTGAGCGCGGCCTCCCAGCAGCCTGCGGCGGCTCCGGAGCGTGGGTCCATCCGGTCGTCGACCGCGGTGAATGCGGCCACGGCACGGCGAATCTGGTCGGCGTCGACCGCCACCAGCGTGCTCACCGCGCTGGGGTGGTGCAGCGGGGGTCGTTGGCGACGACGGCGATGGCCGCGTAGTTGTCGTCGCCGTGGAAGGCGACGTACACACGGTTCGGCCCGTCGCACTTGGCGGCGAAGTTGGAGAAGCCGTCGGGCATGGTGAACACGTCGGCTGGCTTGTCGTTGCGTGAGGCAACGGGTGCGTCCCGGCGGTACTCCTTGTACTTCTGGGAACAGCCGCTAGTGGCAACGACGAGCGCGAGGGCGGCGGCGAGCGCGCCGAAAATGGGGCGGCGAATCTTCACGGTGGGGTTCCTTAGATGGTGGTGAAGGGGCCGGACTGTGCGGGCGCGGCTGGGGTGGTGGGTGTGGGTCCGGGGCAGCCGTCGCGCCGCTCCCCCGTGATGTCCGCCGCCGGGTTGAAGTAGGAGCAGTAGCGTTCGCAGAGGACCCGCGGGTCTGGCCACTTCCTGGACGGCTTCCACACGGGGTCGGGTAGTGGCACTCGGCCGTGTTCTCGTGCTTCGGTTTTGATGGCGTGTAGCCAGTCGACGGCTTGGTCTACGAGTGGTCGGTTGACGGGGAATTCGACGATGAGGATGTCGTCTTTGCCGCCGTCGACGGGGATGAAGACGAGCTTTACACGCTTGCGGCCGGTGCCCACGCCGTAGAAACTTCCCTGGGCTTCGTAGGTGAGCGAGATTCCGTATTTGAGGATCTGTTCGATTTTCTTGAGGGTGGTGTTTTTCCAGTCGACGACGACGTCTCCGTCGGGGCCGTCTTCGGGGGGTAGCCAGTCGGTGTGGCCGACGAGGCCGCGATAGCGGACTGTGATTTCCTGTGTGCCGTTGCCTTCCAATGCGTTTTCCAACGCGTGGTGTAGCGCGGTGCCGATGAGGGCGCGCAGCTTGTCGTCCTGACCCGGTGGGCGTTGCCGCGGGTCACCGCGGAAGTCCATGCCCACCTGGCGGGGACAGCTGAAAAAGGAGGAGGGCCCGGGGCCGGATGAGGAGCGGGGGCGGGCGGCGTCGACGGCGGCCAGGGCGCCGTGCGGGTCGACGACGTCGCCGGGCTGTGGCTTGTAGGTGCGTAGGCCGTCGGTCATTCGGTGTCGTCCGGGGCCTCGTCGGCGGGGCGGATGGTGAACGTGGTGCGGCTGGGTGCGGCCTCGTCGGAATAGCGTTCGGGGTCGAGGCCGAGGGCGCGGAGGCCGGGGATTCGCCAGTCGGAGGGGACGCAGCCGAGCGCCAACGTGGCCGCGAGCTCGGAGACTGCGAGCATCACGCTGCTAGGTTCGGGTTCGACACCGACGGTCTGCCAGGCGAGCGCCGCGGCCTTCTTCGCGACGAGCGGCGCAAGCCGTGGCCGGTCCCAGGCCTTGCGCCGGCTGGTCGACCGGCCCCCTGCCCGCTCGATGACCTCGCCGTTTCCGAGGGGAAAGACACCGTTGGCGCCGGTCAGCCTGGTCAGATGGCGCTCAACCATCTCTTTGAGCGTGGCCAGCAGCTGCTGGGCGTCGCCGATGCGGCGCAGCAGCACGGCGGCCTGCTTGATGCCCGCGTCGGTGAGGGCCTGGTTGAGGATCGGGTCGAGGGTGCCCAGATCTGTGACCATCTCGTGCAGGGTGGCCAGGGCGATGACACGGGCGAGGTGTGACGGTGGCGCCACCGGTTCCGGGTCGGTGTCGGTGGGCGTCGTCATGAAGGGGACTCCTGGGGCTGGTGGCGGCGGGCGAGGTGGCGGTTGATGTCGGTGCCGGAGGTGCCGAGGCGACGTCCGATTTCGGTGATCGACAGGCCCTGGTCGATGAGCAGGTCGATGGCGGCCGCGCGGGTCGCCGGGCGTAGCCGGTGGTCGGGCCGTTTGCCGGCGGCGACGCGTTCAACGGCGACCCAGTCGACCGGCTCGTCTTCGTCGTCGCCGGGGGTGCCGTCGAGGCCTTCCCACAGGAGGTCGACGGTCCAGCCGTGGCGGGCCGCGTAGGCGCGGGTGAGGTCCGAGGGGCCAGGCCCGTTGGCCGCGGCCTTCTCGGCCACGGCGGCGATCTGGTCGGCCCGGTCGCGGCGCATCGTCGGGCCGATCGTCAGCTTCTGAACACCCATCTGCGCGGAAATCCACCGCAACGGCCAGCCGGCCGCCATCATTCCGCATATCAACCGCCGCGACGGCCCCGAATCGATATAGACAGTGTCGAGGCGGACCGCAAGGAGCCGATCCGCGTTCTCCTTTTTCATGATGCGCAGCGGCGGATTCCAGTAGAGCAGCCGGCTTAGCGTGCCGTGTAGAACACCGGCCTTCTCGGCGATGCGGTGCTGTCCCATCCCTTGGGCCATCAGGTCGCGGACATGGGCGCGGGCGGGTTCGGTGGGAACGGTGAGAACCTGGCCGTAGCCTTTGCGATGGTTGCGGCGCCGGTCGGCGGCGTTCCGCAGGTCTCGGCATTCCGGGCAGGTTTTATCGGTCTGGTAGCCGGCGGCGCTATGCCGGTGATCCATGAACATCAGATGATCCCGGCGCTCATCACGGTCAGGCAGGTGAGCGCCGTGACGCAGGAGATCAGGCCGACGATGAACATGCCGGGGACGACCCAGGCGGCTGGCGGCCACGGGAGCTGGCGGCGGCGCGCGCGGTGTCTCCCTGGCGTCATGGGAGTGGCCAGAGCAGGATGTGCGCACCCGGCGCGGTCAGGTGGCAGCCGGGTCCGTCGGCGAACCGCTTGCGGCCGACCAGGTCGGTGACGCCGGCGTCATCCTTGTAGATCTTCGCCTTGGTGAGGGCGTCGAGGATGGCGCGGGCGAGCTTGTCTACGTCGCCGGTGCCGTGCCGCGTCGGGTACTGCTCGTCCGGGATCTCACGCCAGTTCTTCGGGGCGGACACCGGCTTCGGCAGGGCGAACAGGACGTGGACCTCGACGGGGCCGGTCAGCGTCGGCCGCCCACGCCACCCGGACCTGGCCAGCATGATGACCGCGTCACGCCAGGGCTCCAGCTTCGATGAGTCTGGTACCAGAGGTTTCCCCGGGCCGATCGACTTCATCGACCCCTGGCCGGCCGGGATCGTGGGGACGGTGACGTCGAGGACAGGCGGGCCGTACAGCTGGACGACCGCGGCCGTCCACGGGTGGGTAACCGTCACGGCCGGGCCCGGGTGAGGTCGGGGCACAGGTGCGGGTTGTCGAGGCAGGTGGGGCATTCGGCGCCGGTCGCGATGATGTGCCGTAGGGCGTAGCGCAGGCCGTCGACGTAGGCGGCGGTGAACATGCCGATCGGGCTGCCGGTGAGAATCGCGGTCATCTGGACCTGCGTGACGAGCATCGACACGGCGGCGGTGATGACCTGCGGCTGCTCGGTGGGGGTCAGGTCTGCGATGAACGCGGCCTGGGCGTCGAGGTCGTGGTCGAGTTCGGCGGCGCGCAGGACGGCCAGTGACGCGTCGGCCTGGGCGAGGCGCCAGGCCGGGGGTCGCTGCGGGTTGAGGGGGAAACTCATCGGGTCGGTGCTCCATACTGGGTGGCGTCGGCACGCGTGGGGCGCGGCCGGCGGGTGAAGGGGAAACACGGCGCACACCCGGTTGTCTTTGGACAGCCGGGTGTCGTCGTCTTCCGGGTTTGCTCCGCTGCCCCGCCCGGGTGCCACGCCCCGCGTTAGCGCGGGCGGCCGTGGCCAGGGCAGCGGAAACCTAGGCAGCGACCGGCACGCCCTCGGTGGCCGGCAGTGGGGGTAGGCCGTCGAGCCAGCGGTCCAGGTCGGCCCGGTCGATCACCACAGTGATCCGCGGACCGGTCTCCCCCGAGGCCAGCGCGTTCTGCTCTCGGGGAGTGGCCCGCCGACTGCGGAGGCCTTCGCATCCGTCACTGCCGCGGTGTAGCCGGATTGCGCGTTCGATCGTTGAGCGGGAGCGGCGGGCGTGGCAGGCCGCGGCGTCGATACTCAACGGAGCCTCATCCGTCACTGTCATATCCGTCATCAT